ACAAATAAATAGAAAATGATCCTTTTCTTTTTCCTCCACCCTGATCTACATATCGTGCGGTTTCATTAAAAGTACGAAGCATGGGTATAATCCCGTTGCTTACACCGTTCGTACCTTCAATATGGGATCCTTTGGCTCGAATGTTGTGAATATGCAATCCAATTCCACCTGCACGTTTAGATATTTGGGCACACTGTTTCAATGTATCATAAATACCATCAATCGAATCTTCTTGCATAGCTACAAGAAAACAAGAAGAGAGTTGTTGGCAGTTGGTTCCTGCATTGAACAATGTAGGAGTGGCATGGGTAAATTTCTTGAGAGACATCAAATCATACGTTTCTTTTACTTTTGCAAAATTATCTTTATGAATAGCAATAGCAACTCGTAACCACATGTGCTGTGGTCGTTCAATGATAACTCCATCCGCTTTCATGAGATAGGCACGTTCCAACGTTTTAAAACCAAAATAATCAATCAAATAATCTCTTGAAAAATCCAACATTGAACTGTAAATTTCTACATTGTTCCATATCAAATCATGATATTCTTGACTAATCACTTTATGTTTAAGTAAAATAGGAACGATATTCCATAAAGATTCACATGTATTTTTGTGATTGTTGGAAACAATAATTCTACCAGCCAATGTTCCAAAATCAGGATGACTGGACGATTTATAGGCACATTCACTTGCCGTAAGTTCATCAATTTTGGTAGTTGTAATTTTATCATGCATTTTATCCATAATGTTGATAACTAACTGTGTGTAATTCAAATGCAGAGGTGGCTCTATAGTTCCAAGAGTTTTAATACGGTGTAATATCTTATCAAACAACATAGGTTGAATTGACCCATCACGTTTGATGACACACATTTCTTTATCCATATCTACTTATACTAGATAATACAATTCTAAGTAAATTATATTCAATATATTTGTTGGCAAAGTAATAATTATGTAAAATTGAAATGATTTTACCATTTTATGCATAGTATATCACACCATGGCAACATTAACGGAAGAACAAGAAGATATTCGCGAAGCCATTTGGCAGAAATATAAGACCGAAGAAAATGCTCTCATCCGAGAAATTGAAGACGCACGACGTATCTGGAATGAACTACAAGGTAAATATAAATTGTTTGAAGAACGAGTCACTGCTGAAGTAGATGCTGCATTAAAACCTGTTTTGTCTACAGTTGCTATTGTGCCAACTGTAGACGAAGTAACTATTAAAATAAAAGTGAAGTGTTCACTTTGTAAGGCCACCGGTCACAACAAGAGGTCTTGCAAAGCTACTAATGAAAAAAAATTGAAATGATTTCTTCCAAATAGTATATTCATTCGGTCCACCAACGCTACAATGAACTCTGCTACTATCTGCCTCTGCCCTATCTGCGAGACGGCGAAACGTACTCGATTTTTCGACTACGGACTTGACGAAGGTGCTACGATGTCTATCCAAGATATGGATCGTATCTATTTAATCGTAAACGACTACAAGAAAGATGACGAGCTGCCCGCGTGCAAGAATTGCAATTGCGTTCACGATTGCAAGTGCGAGATGGAAGAACTCGCCGAGCTTCCCAAACGTGAAAAGAAGATAAAACAGAAATTTCGCCCTCAACGCTCAACGCCCAAAGGAGAAGGACATCGCTGGAAAGCAGTAGAGAAGACAACTACGACATGGGGGTCACCTGCCGACAAAGCACGCAAACGTATAGTTATGGCCGTCAAGCAACAGCGTAAGTGGCGAGAGGCGTTCATGCCTGAAGAAGAAAATAACTACGACACCCCTGTAAAAATCCGCACTCATCGCGGGCCAATCCGCGACCGCCCATGCAAGCCAGGGTTCGTGGAGTACACCGGCAAGGGTTGGCCAAAATGCTAAACACCTACAAACCCTTAAAAAAAATATAAATATCACTAACACTCACAAATACTTTTTTTTACATATACATCATATGATTTACCGTAGCAGTGTCATGCTTTAACAATTTTTGAACCATATCTGGATTTACTGTAAATGGAAAAGTAACTTGGAAATTTAATTCTTTTTCGAACAAATTACATTTTGGTTTCATGATTCGGAACAAATTCAACTTGGTATAAATATTTTCGATGCACCGTTTTAATTCACGAACACCCTTTTCTTCTGTATACTTTTCAATAATATACTGGATCGATGCATCTGTGATAATCACATCATTGGGTTGGAAATTAATATTTCGTTGAATAGCAAGAGACAAATAATCTTTGGTAATAATCATTTTTTGAGGAGTAGTGTACCCTTCTGTTTGAATAACATACATACGGTCTCTCAAAATAGGGTTTACCTTGGCACGCACGTTGTAACTGAAGATGAAAATAGCTCGACTTAAATCAAACTCAATCTCTGCAAAATATTTATCGTGAAATTTATCATTTTGAGAAGTATCTGTTAAATGAGTTAGAATACCAATAATTTCTTCACCTTTAGGCGTATCGCTTACTTTATCCAATTCATCAAAATAGAATACGGGGTTCATGCATTTACACGATTTAAGTGTGTCTACAATTTTTCCCCATACACTTCCTTCATAGGTGATCGAATGACCTTCTAATGTACTGCTATCAGTAGCACCTCCAAGTGCAAAGAATGCAAACGGACGATTTAGAATTTTGCTAATTCCTTCTTTCACTAAAGTTGTTTTGCCTGTTCCCATAGGTCCTTCAAATGCAATACAAGTACCAATCGATTTTGGGTTGGTAATAAGTTGACCAATATATTGCATGATTTGAATTTTAGCATCAGTGAGACCATACGTTGCTTTGTCTAAAATAGTTTTAGCATTTTCCATAAATTCATGACACTTGTCAACTCCATCGTTGATAGATACAGGCAATTCTTTATAAACACCAAACGGAATATCCATGAAGGCATCAATCCAATATTTAATTTTATAATACTCACCTCCTTCTGTTTCACTTAAATGGTTAAGAGCTTGCATTTTTTTTAGAGCAAACACTTTGTATTCATTGGGAATGTCAGATTCAATCAACCGTATACGTAACGGTTTAGGATCAATATTAGTAATGCATTCTAGTTTAGTTAAGAACGCGGTCTGTTCATCTAAGGATAATTTTGAAAAATACTTTACATCTGTCATTGTTTTAAAGGACGTTAATTTTTCAAACTTTTTAATATGCATTTCTTTCAATTGTTCATCTAATTTTGATTTTCTTTTTTCGTATTTTTTTGTTTCAGTAGCATATAATGATTCTAAATCTTTCGTAATAGGTAAATCTTTATAGTTTGTTTTTAATTCTAGTAATTTATCCAATACTTCTTTTTGTAATACTATATTATTCTCAGGTGGGGTTTCATCTTCAGATTCATCTGATTCTTCTTCGTATTCATCTTTAGATAAAGTAAATGTAATATTTACATTGACAGGGTCACTAGCATCATCATCGTCATCATCTTCATCATCTGTATCATGTGAAGAACTTACAATTTCTGATTCAGTACTTTCATTTGATGTAGTAGTGTAATCACTATCTTCATCAGATTCTTCACTGTCACTTTCAGGTGGACGAGTAGATTTTAGTTTTTTATTTCTCAAATTATATTCCTTTTTCATACTGTATACTAGTATTAAAAAGAATTGTTCAAATCAATTTTAAAATAAATTAAAAATTGATTTGAACAAATTATGTATTGCTATATATATAATGAGTAATCTGGTTCAAGATGCTAAAATTTTGGGAATTCAGTTTAGTATTCTGTCCCCAGAAGAAATTAGAAAAGCTTCTGTAGTCAAAATTACAAATCGAGATACTTATATTAATAATAAACCGGTTCCAAATGGATTATTTGATGCACGCATGGGAACGATTGAACCTGGTCCTATTTGTCCTACGGATGGATTGGATCATATTCAATGTCCTGGATATTTTGGACATATTGAATTAGCCCGTCCTGTATTCTTTATTCAGTATTTAGATACGGTCATTTCTGTCATTAAAATGATTTGTATTCGGTGTAGTAAAATTCTGTTGGATAAACATAAACACAATTATTTGTTGCAATTTCCAAATGAAAAACGATGGAAAAAGGTACAAGATTTGTGTAGCGGTATTAAACGATGTGGTGAAAATGATCATGGTTGTGGATGTATCCAGCCTATTAAATATAAACGCGAAGGAATTGCTACTATTGTTGCCGAATGGGCAAAAATGAAAAATGTGGAAGATGACGCTACTACTAATATGAAAATTCCCCCGGAAATGTTTATTAAAATATTTTCAAAAATATCAGATGAAGACGTTTCCTTTATGGGTTTAAGTCCAATATGGTCGCATCCAGCATGGATGATTTGCTCTGTACTTCCTGTTCCTCCTCCAGCAGTTCGTCCATCTGTAAAACAAGATTCATCTCAACGCAGTGAAGATGATTTGAGTCATTTATTGGTACAAATTATTAAAACGAATAAAGCACTTCAAGAAAAAATGGAGATAAAAAATGTATCGGCAGGACAATTAGATGATTACCATACACTGTTGCAATATTACATCGCAAGTATGGTTGACAATAAAATACCCAATGCAAAACCAGCACAGCAAAGATCAGGACGTGCTTTCAAATCGATTAAAGATCGTTTGAATGGTAAGACAGGTCGGTTGCGTGGTAATTTAATGGGTAAACGTGTAGATTTCAGTGCACGGTCTGTCATTACACCTGATCCCAATTTATCGATTCGTGAATTAGGAGTTCCTATCAAAATTGCTAAAAATATGACAAAACCAGTTGTAGTCAACAGTCGTAATATTCATGCACTTACCGAGATGGTTCTCAATGGTCCTGATAATTACCCTGGTGCTAAATTGATTGAAAAGAAGAATTCTATTTTTAAATCATTGAAATATGCAAACCGTACATTAATTAAATTAGAAATCGGAGATGTAGTACATCGGCATATGATGGACGGCGATGTAATCTTGTTCAACCGTCAGCCTACCTTGCATCGAATGAGCATGATGGGTCATAAAGTGCGAATTATGTACAAGGGCGATACATTTCGAATGAATGTTGGTGATACTAAACCGTATAACGCAGATTTCGATGGTGATGAAATGAATTTACACATGCCTCAAAGTTTAGAAACGGAAACAGAATTACGGCATTTGGCAGCTGTTCCGTATCAAATTGTAAGTCCTGCATCCAGTTCCCCTATCATTGGTATTTTTCAAGATTCGCTTATCGGAGCTTATCTATTTTCGCAAGAAGAACGTGAATTTACTCCATTACATGCAATGGCATTGCTCAACAAATGTAATCATGTTGACCCTGAAATATTTACATCTAAAAAAATTACAAATTACCATATTTTATCCATGATAATTCCTGCCATGTCAATTACTTCAGGAGTTACGATTAAGAATGGAAAATATATCAAAGGTCAAATGAACAAAGGTGTGTTGGGTGGTAATTCGAATGGTTTAATTCATCGTATTTATAATGATTTTGGTCATATTCAAACATGTGATTTTATCGATAATCTTCAATATATTGTGAACGAATACATGAAAACGCATTCATTTAGTGTTGGCATTAGTGATTTATATTTACCTTACAAAGATGGACGAAGTGTGAAACAAGATATCAAAAGTAAAATTTACGAATATTACAATAAGGTAGCACAACTGATTCAGACTGTACATACAAATGAATTTAAAAATGATACGGGAAAAACGAATTTGGAAGAGTTTGAATTCCAAGTAAATGCTTTACTTGGTAAAGCAAATCAGGAATCTACCAAAATTGGAACAGATGCTCTTGAAAAAACAAACAGATTCAAGGGAATGGTTGATTCAGGTTCTAAAGGGTCTGATGTAAATATTTCACAAATGGTTGCTTGTTTAGGACCGCAGCAAATAGATGGTAAACGGATTGAATATGGGTATGACGACCGTACTTTACCACATTTTACCAAGTATGATGATCGACCAGATGCAAGAGGATTCGTAGCTTCATCGTTTATTGAAGGACTCACTCCAATTGAGTTCTTCTTCCATGCTATGGGTGGTCGTATTGGTTTGATTGATACTGCAGTAAAAACATCGACTACAGGTTATATTCAGCGTCGGTTAATTAAAGCATTAGAAGATTGTATTACTGGTTACGATGGAACTGTTCGTAATTCAAAAAATAAAATCATGCAATTCAAATATGGAGATGATAATATTGATCCTACCAAAGTAGAAACTCAAACCATTCAGTTGTGTGGATATAAACAAGAACAAGTGTACGCTCATTTTCATACCAATTTTGAAGAATTTGCTAGTGTTTTTGATACAGATACTTACCAAAGATACCAAGAACAGCAAATGGAATGCAAACAGCACAGTGAACATTTGATTGAATTTATGATTGGTATTCGTGAAAGTATTATCAAGAATGTATTTAATTATGTTAGTGAAAAAACGTACAAAGTATTATTACCTGTCAATTTTGCCCATATTATTCAAAATATCAAGCATCAAGTAAATGCATCCAAAGACTCTAGTTTGGACATTACTCCTTTAGAAATTTACAAGTTGACTGATTCTTATTTCAAAAAATTAAATTCACTTGGACCTTATGCTCCAACTATCTTGTTCAAAATATTGTACGATTTTAATTTATCACCTAGAGAGTTGATACTTGCCCATCACATGAACAAAGCATCCATTATCATTCTCCTTGAAAACATAGTATTGCATTACAAACAAGCATTAGTGAACCCAGGCGAAATGGTAGGTATCATTGCAGCTCAATCATGCGGTGAGCCTACTACACAGATGACACTAAATACATTCCATTTTGCAGGTGTAGCAAGTAAAACAAACGTAACACTTGGTGTACCGCGTATTGAAGAAATATTATCCTTATCTACCAATATTAAACAGCCATCCGATACAATTTATTTGAAAGAATTTGAACAACACGATTTGGAAAGAGCAAAAACAGTAATTAGTATGATTGAACATACACGATTGATTGATATTGTTCACTCTGCAAGTATATTATTTGAAAAAAATAGTCGTGATACAAAATTAATTCAACGATGTATGGATATTGATTCTATTCTAGATGGTTGTACCACACAAACTGATAAACAATATACTACAGATTCTAAATGGGTTATACGATTAGTGTTGGACAAAGAAAAAATGTTTACCAAAAAAATTACAATGGATGATATTAATTTTATATTAAAACAACAGTATACAAGAGAAATTGAGTGTATCTATACGGATTACAATGAAGATGAACTTATCTTTCGTATTCAGTTGCTAACCAAAATAAATAAAAAGAATGTGTTTAAAGATTTGGATGATATGTACCGATTAAAATCAATGCAAGAACATATTTTGAACAATACCATTCTTCGTGGTATCAAATATGTGGATAAAATTAATTTTCGAGAAATAAAAAATGTAGTAGCAAAAGAACATGGAAATATGGTAATCAAAGATGATGACAAACAAAAAATGTATGTACTAGATACGGTAGGTTCTAATTTAATGGATGTTCTTGGATTAGACTATATTGATTCTACCAAAACATATAGTAACGATATTCGTGAAATGTTTCATGTACTTGGTATTGAAGCTGCTCGAGAAAGTATTTTGAACGAATTCAAGTATGTCATTTCTGCTTCAGGTGGTTCTACTATCAATGATCATCACTTATCCTTGCTGTGTGATCGAATGACATGTAATTCAAAACTGATTGCAATTTCAAGACATGGTATTAATAACGATGATATTGGCCCAATTGCAAAAGCTTCGTTTGAAGAAACACCTGAAATGTTGTTGAAAGCGGCTATGTTTGCCGAATTCGATACGGCTCGTGGAGTATCTTGCAATGTTATGTTGGGTCAACCAGGTTTGTATGGTACAAATGCATTTGATGTTATGACGGATATTGATCAACTTCAACAAACAGAAATACGAAGTGAAAAAGAAGAGAAACGGTTTGAATTAGATTCATCCAAATGTGACACAATAGAAATCAAAGAAAATTTGGGAAGTATTAGTGATATCAAAGAAAATAAAGAATTTACGGAAATGACCTATGTATTAGATTTGTAACTAATATAAAAATATAAATAAATAGACTATTATGTTTGATATTTTTTTTAAATATGAAATACAACAGCATAAAGAAACTCTTCTACAAGATTGTGCAAAACATGATTGTTATGCTAATATAGAACTGATTGAAACTATAGGTATGATGTATACCATAGACAAATTGTTAACTTATTCTAAACATGTAGAAGGTAATCCATTTATACGTCCTTGTATGCAAAACCATATATTGATCATTTTATGTAGGGCAATTCAGAAAAAAAATGTGTTAACTTCTATTTTCATTCGTTATATACGAAAACGACGTCGATCATATGTAACTACTGATTTAGCAATGAATCCATTGTCCGAGACAAATCCAAAGTATTTAATTGATATTATGCATGACTGTAAAAAATATACGTTTAAACTTTTTGATTTAGCAAATATTATATTTAATTCATTAACAAATTCAGATGAAAATCTTTTTTCAACTCCATTAGTTATTAAAAATCCATATACAAATGTTAAATTCTCAATGCAAAATTTGTACATTATTTATTTTTGTATGCAAAAAAGAGGATTATATATACATCCGTTATTTACATTATTTATGCAAGAAAATTTTAATTTAGCACAATTTTCATTAAAACATGAAGGGTTAATTAAAGAATATATTATAGACACTACTATTCAAAAAAATACAGATAGTAAAACATGTCAAGAATTACGCAGTATGTTTCGGGAACTAACTGTCTATAATACATATTCTATGACTTTTGAACCTATTTTATGTGATATAGATAACATTTCAAATGATATCATTGTTACATTTAAACCATTACTTTTTCATTATCATCATTCTTTATTTTCTATGAATTCGTACTATAGGCAAGTTGAATACAATAAATTAATTAAAAAACTAATTGCTTTTAAAAATGAAAATCCGCTATTTACATTAATACATACAATAACAGTACCTATTACTAAAGTCAATTATAAAAATATTTCTATTCCACGAAGACCGACAGCTGCTCATTGGGAATCATTATTGTTAATCTCTTAAATTTAATTTCTACTTACATAATATGATAAAATTCATACTTATGATTGTATTCTTTTTAATCATTGTTTATTTTTTATCCTGGTTATTTAGTGGACCTACTTCATTAAGTGCATTTGCTGATGCAAAAACTGAATTAGTCATACCTCCAGCTTCATTACCGGCAGGTGCTTCTGTCAATTATGCCTATAGTATTTGGTTTTACATTGATGATTGGTCGTACCGGTATGGCTCTGAAAAAATTGTTTTCTGTAGGGGAAATAAGAAATTAATGCCAGGTGTAGTTTTGTCACCTATTGAAAATAATATACATATTAAAGTTGCCATGACAAATACAGAAGAATTGTTTACTTGCAAAGTTCAAGATATTCCTATTCAAAAATGGACAAATTTAATTGTAACATTGAACAATCGTTCTTTAGATACTTATGTAAATGGAAAATTAGTAAAAACATGTATTTTACCTTCTCCTGCTTACGTAGATCCTGCTGCATCTATTTATTTAACACCTTTAACCGGATTCTCTGGTTACACATCCCGATTTAATTATTGGAACGATGCTATAAATCCTCAACAGGCTTGGAATATATACAAAAGTGGACCAGGGGGAAATATGTTTAGTAATTTTTTGAATCAATATAAATTACAATTAAGTTTCTTAAAAGGAAATACTGTTGAAGCGTCAATTACAATTTAATTTTCCTAACTAGTATATATGGATGAAGATACGCCATTTCAAAAATTTATTATTATTATGTCAGCCTTAATTGTTTTTACAATATGTATGATGATAGGTGTAAATTTACTTGGATATTTAGTCGGACCTTCTGCCAATCCTTATTTAGTGGAAGGTCTTATTCCTGGAAATTTTCCTTTAGTGATTCAACAAGATCCTTCTGCAAAAGGTTCTATTCCTATCGAAAGAGCAAATAATGAAAGATACGGTTTAGAATTTTCTTGGTCAGTTTGGTTAAATATAACTGATTTAGGAAAAACAGGACAATACCAACATATTTTCCATAAAGGTGATAATAATATTCAAACTGAAGGTGATCATATTGGTATGAACTTTCCAAATAATGCACCTGGTTTGTATTTATCTCCAAACACAAATGAATTAATTGTGGTTATGAACACATTTACAACGATTAACGAAGAAATAAAAATTCCAAATATTCCAATGAATAAATGGTTGCATCTTGTTATACGTATTGAAAATAACAATTTAGATGCATACATTAATGGTACTTTATCAAAACGACATGTATTAGCAAGTGTCCCAAAACAAAATTATGGTAATGTGAATGTTGGGTTGAATGGTGGATTCCAAGGATTTTTATCTGATTTACGTTATTTTAGCCATGCATTGCAGCCAGGTGAAATTGTGTCTATTGTAGATGACGGACCAAATCTAACTGTAAATAAACAAGCACCCAATGTACTTTCATCTACTCCTCCTTACTTGTCCTTACAATGGTACACAGAAGAAGTAAAATGAAATATATAGTTAACATATGAATAATCCATGTAATTTTCAGAACGAATATATTCAATATGATCCTAAATATAATTTACCTACCCGTTATAATAATAGGTATCAACTTGACTATATAAAACCAACACCTGAAATGTTTAAAATTCATAAACTTTTATTATTAAAACATACAAGAATTACAAATGGTCCAGGTATACTCAAACCCAAACGTAATTTGAATAATCTAAATTATAAATTAAACGTAGATAGTATTCAATATAAAAATATAATTTATAAACTTCCTTGTAAACTACAACCGTATATATCTGTTATCCAATATTTATTAGATGAAGGTTTTACCATAAATGAAATAATACAATATGTTGTAAATACATTTAATATACCTGACGTGATTTTTAATAGAACTGTGTATCAATTCAAACGATTATATATGTATCCAGCTACAGATAGTAGTGTTCCAAAAAATGCTACCAATATAATTAATACCAGTGCACCTTACAAAATAGGAGAAGATATAATTGTAGATGATGATACTAGAGATAAATTACAACTTATTATAAATGATTTACCACCAGACGAATTATTTTTTACACCACAATTTGCAACTATTCTTTATGTATCCAACAATGATAATTTAACCTTTACTAATAATTTTAATGATTTATTACCTAATGGTTCGGCTTCCTTTTTTGGATCTTATTTATTAACTAACTATGTAGAAACAGATCCAAAATGGAATCTACGTATCTATATTGACCCTCATGAACCACCTTTTGCTGGTTCGTATGGTTATATAATAGATTCATCCAAATATACTTTGAATAAAGGATTAATAGTTATACCATTACATTCATTTGATACTTTAATAGAGTATAAAAAGTATAGAATAAATACACCAATTACGATTAGAAATAATAATCAGTTTTTGCCAAAAACATCCAAAAAAATACCTTGTAAATATACAGATACATTAAATCAAATCAATGCTATACCCAATTTATAATAGCATATTGAACCAATATTAATATAATTATTCCGTAAATTACATTGTATCGTTCTTTCATGAAACGTCGTAATCGGGTAGGTTTAGGTTCATAAGCTTCGTGAAACTGATCATAATGTTCTTGTAGTGTAATTGTTGGTTTGTCTAATCGTATATTTATTTTGTTGTGAATAAAATGCATCCATTTGATTAAATCTTTTTGTGTATCCAAATAAGGTGTAACCGGATATTTTTCTAACATTTTCACGAATATATTCGCAATTGATTTGCTGGGTAAAAATTCGTGAAAATTATGAATAAGACGATAATGAATTTTTTTTTGAATAGTGGTAGGATGTGTTGGATAATTAAAAGCTACATTATGTAAAAAAAACCAATACGAAGGTCCCCATACGGTTGGATCCATATATTTAATAGAATATAAAAACATTCTACATGAAAACGTATGAAACGGTGTATTAATTGTAATAAATCCAAACATAATTCAAAATCATGTATTATGCCAATTACGAGTTATGGTATTATTCATATTATGAATCAAAAATATTTGATGATATGTAGACGTAAAACATTAGGATTTACTGATTTTATTCGAGGAAAATATTCATTTCAACATTTGAAAAATATCAATAATTTAATTGACGAAATGACAATTACGGAAAAGAAAAATATAGTAGAACAGGATTTTAATACATTATGGTGTGATTTGTGGGGAATTTCATCTGACCATACGATCGACGAATTACATGCAAGAGATAAATTTAATACAATTAAAAAAGGCTATATGGTAGATGATAAATTTATTTGTTTGCAGGATTTAATACAAGCGAGTACAACTAGATGGGAAACACCTGAATGGGGATTTCCAAAAGGTCGCCGTAATCCATACGAAACAGAATTGTCATGTGGATTACGGGAATATGAAGAAGAAACAGGTTATGATAAACATAATTTACAATTATTGGAAAATGTATTGCCCTATGAAGAAATATTTATGGGATCTAATTACAAATCGTACACTCATAAATATTACATTGCATTTAGTGATACTATTGTAGTAAAACATAAATTTCAAGAATCAGAAGTATCGGATATGAAATGGTTTACCTTTGAAGAAGCTATTGCAATCATTCGACCTTATAATGTAGAACGAATACAATTGTTACAATATCTACACATTTGTTTATGTATGTATACACTGTCTAAATAGTAGGTGGATTTTTATAAGAAAATTCATTGTACAATTCTTTTATTTTTGAACCATCCAAATGATCTTTAAAAAAGATAACATTGCATACTTTTCCTTGAATACCATCATGGGCACCTATTTCAAATATTTTATTGTCATCTTTGATTGGAATTACTTCGATCTTTGTTGCATGTAACTCTCCATTTACAAACACATCACATGTTCCATTTAAATAATTCAATACAATATGATTCCATTTTTGTAAAGGTAATGATTTGATTTCATCTACTAATTTTAATCTTTTAGATTCTGTTTTAATACCAATTTTCATACTATTTAATGTACTATTATAACTAATAAGAGGTGCATCTCCATAAGAAAGTACACAAGTATATTCGTTGGCTTGTGGACTAGAACTTGGGTTCATAGCATCCAAATATATCCAAGAAGATAACCCATAATCATACTTAATAGTTTCATCTATTTTAACCACTTTTAGTTCATGTAAAGATACAGGATTATTGATGATAAGTTGTCCATGTTTAGTATATACTTTTTTTGCAATACTACGAATATAAATATAGGTTAATATAAACAAAATTTCACCACTAATCAGTACTATTTCTCTTCGTGTAACTTTACTAGGTTGATTTAATACTTGTACTGCATTTCCAACAGATGGAGCACGTTGTATAATCATGTACATAATACCTATAAATGCAATCATAAATAAAATCCATTGCTGAGATGTAAGAATATAGTGCAATGCAATAAAAAAGAATATAATCATTGCAACTAACAACATAAATGTTTTATAAATAGAATTTTGTAATGATTTTGCATAATATACAATACTAGACCCAATAATTCCTAATATAATGAATAAATTTGTATTCTTGGTTAAATCCACTGCTCCTAATACAGATAACATGATAATGGATAGCATATAAAAGGCCATAAGTAATGGAATGTAAATTGCAGTATCTTTTGAACTTTGTAAATTGGCACTATACATGAAGAAAGAAACAAACGGAACATTAGCAAAGAAAAATAATATAAAAATATAAGTTTCTGAATCAAAACTAGATATATTCAATGCAGACATGATAGAAATAATGGCTGAAATAATAAAAATAGGATAAAACCATATATTATTATATCGTAATGCACCAAAAATGGACAATATACCTAAAATGGAAAAACAAATTAACGCTGTAGTCGAATTAAAATTTGCGTTGAATAAAGTTAACATCGTTAATATAAAGGATACCACACCACTTACTATAAATATTATATCACCATATTTCATTATACCTACGATCGATACCAAACACATTATACCCGAAATAAACAACGCTAATGATTTATGATGTTCGCCTGTATTGTCTTCTGTATTTTTAGAAGCAGAGCTGTTGATATCATTTAAACTACTTATCAACCAATTATCTAATATATCTGAAAAATATTCAAAAAACATAGTACCAACAAGAAGCAGATTAATGCCAATTTTTATATAGGTATTCATAGACAGTTTGAGATTGAATCCTATAATAGTACATATTAATACAAATTCAATAACAATTTTATAAATTTTAGTTAAAAACGTATCCCATGTAGTTAATGCATTTTGGGCAGCTTGTTCTGCATCCTTTTTGGTATTACCATATGTTGTATTGATAGTGTTCAATGAAGATTGATAAATGTCTTTTGTATTTTGAACAATACTTTTATAAGGATTTATCCAAATTAAATAAATAACAATACCACACACGATAAATAAAGTGAACAACATATATAAAGGAATGTTAGATAGTGTAGGTGGAACCCATGGAGGTCGAACCCTACCATTTGGTAATGGAGGTAATATAGGTTCTACTGGCATAGATACATTTACTTTATAAAAAAGTTAAAAATTTTCAATCATTGTTTTTTTCCCGTGACAATTTCTACACAATGCTACTAAATTGTTAATATGGTTAGACCCGCCATCAGCAAGACGAATTTTGTGGTCGATTTCATACCATGCATCTAATGTTCCTTGACAACCGTTGCATTTCCATTGTTGACTTGCTGCTACATATTTTTTCTTAGTACCGCTTACACTTCTTGAGGTTGAATCACCACCAGATGCCATAATTCGTTGTTCTTGTGGTGGAACAAAATGTGTATCTAAAAAAGGTGTAAACAAATCTTTGGACGTTTTGTCTAAAGGCATATATCGAACCATTCCATTTAAATGTCCCATCATAGCCCTTGATTCAGAAGGATTTTTTTTTATAAACATGTACATTGAATATGCTGCAAATGCAATTCCAACAATTTTCAAATATTTTTTATACGATTTGAGTTGATTACTGTATTTACCATCATGCATCGTATCCATGATGAAAAAAATAGTTCCTGCTAATAGTAATAATTCAATTTTCATAGTATAACCAAAGACATTATCTTTCCTTGGATAACAATTTGGCAATAACAGATATAGTTGTATCATTTACACTATACCGTTTTCCAATCACATTTACTTTCAAAATAGACCCTATAGTACAATCGAAAAATGTTTTATCTTCCATATGATGGTCTTTGGCTAAAAAGATAATAAATGGAGATTCTTCATCTGGGTACAATTTACACTGTAAACCTGCAATCGTATTGGTTTCTACAATACATGTTAATTCTTGATTGTTAAATGGAACGGCTATTTTGCATTCAAACACCACCGTAAACACTACATAATGATCTTTCATGATACCACTTGAAAAACTGACTACATGGATTGATCCTCTTTTTACATATCCTTCTGTGACACACTTTCCTTCTAATGGTCGTAACGTATGTTCTAAAATTTCGGTTATATTTTTTCCACACTCTGACATAGGTATTTGAACCGATTTTGTCAACAGCGAATCCGTATATAGCATAGTATATAAGGATACTATTCTTTATTTTAACTCAATTTATTTAAAAATCTATTGTATGACAGTTATTCATATTGATGGAGTTCAAGGAAGTGGTAAAAGTTATGTATGTTCTAAATTAAAAAATATAATTTGTATCGATACAGATGATATTATTTCCGAAACGACACAAATTATACACCATCATAAATTACCTAATACTCTATCTGAACGTAAAAAAATAACCAGTAAATTAGTTCAGTCTTATATAGAAAAACATGATAAAATTGTATTTGTAGGTATGACACTCGTTATACCTAATCCTACCTATAAATTTTTTATTAAAATAACAGATTTAAAATATAGCTACAAACGATTATTGTTAAGAGAATTGGATAAAATAATGCATCATTCCAAAGAAATAAAAAAACACATTCATGACACCGATGCTGAAGATATGGTAGTAGATAGAATTGCAAATATATCTATGTTGTTTCCAATTCGATATAACTATTTTGTGGATAATTATAAATTACGATTACAAGAGGCAATCAAAAATAATTATGTAGTAAAAACACAAGATCAAATTATAGATATTATTAATCATTTAGACAAATACAAACAAAAACAAAAATCATTTTGGGACTTTTAATTTCTTTTCTTTCTTTATTTTTTCTTTTTCTTTTAAATTTTCATTGATCAAATTAAAGTTTCTAGCTACATTTTGAATGACTTCAACTGGGTTCAAAAACCAACGTTTTCCTTTACGTCCATATTTTTTCAAATCAAAATACCGTAAACAAAATTCAATTTGCCAAATCAAATGTTCGATCTTGGGTACTTTTGTTTCTTCTTTTACTGATGTAGGTATAAGTTGGTGCAAAATATCAATTGCATCTGTTTTTTTTGTAATTTTAAAACCATATCTAGGTTGGGCAGAAGGTAAGGTAGGTAACGACATTTTAAATTCTCTTTCAGATAAATCTTTGGAAACGGATATTCCACCTAAAGGTAGTTCCGAATTGTCTATATTTTTTTCAGAATCTTGTTTGAAGACAGGTAAACTTGGATAATCATAATGTACGTATCGTTCCCACTCTTTTGTATAATATGCTATTCTAGTTGCTGTATATTCCCATAAAATAAAAATACCATTTACTTCAAATGATTTATAATAAGCTTTCAATTGATGTTCAAATTCATTTAAGGATGGTTGAGTATGTAAATATTTTGCCAATTCAAAACATTCTACATCTGTTAATCTATCGATTAATGCATGAATGTACATAGTTCGTTTATCTTCTTTCCATTCTTCTATTTTTATAGGTAATAATGTAGCTAATTTTTTGTACAAATCTTCAAATACACTGTACACTAAATATTCATCGCCAACTGCACGTAATTTTTGTGTAGTTTCTGTTTCACTTAAATCATATTTTGTTTTAAGTGTAGTCAATAATTGTTGAACATTTAAATTTTGTTTTTCTTTTTCTAGTGGTTCAATAATAATGGTTTCATGTACATAGGCCATAGGAATACGTCTTTCATACGTTGGAATATTAGGTTCTAATTGAGGTGGCTGAAACATATAATATTCGCCATTATTAACAATATAACCTTCTCTGTTAAATCTATCGAATATAGGAATTTTATTATCAATCATATCAGACAATACGTAATCTAATTTTTCTTCAGGTACAATGGATTGAAGTTCATCGATTAATTCTTCGCGAGTATACACATAATTTTTATTAAACAATACTTTTATTTGTTGTATAAGTGCATTTGAATGTGAAGTTACATAATCCATAGACAATTTTGTTCCTGGTGCATCTGATTCACTGCTACATGTATAATTGCAATTTTCCATATAATCCGTTAACACCGTATACGGCAAATCACCAATAGGGTGTTCTATTTTTAATCCAGAAGAAGTGGTTTGATATACTGTCAACCCATTCAAAGAGTCATTCGTTTGGGTTTGAATAGAATTAAATCTACAATCAATCGCAATTTCTTTTAACATACGGGTTACTTCTCCTATTTTTTTTGCCTTTTCTTCACAATTTGAATACATTTTGTAATCAATCGTGGGTGATGAATTATCGTGTAACATAGCCGTATGCATAAAAATTTCAACATTTCTATCTTTAAAATCCAACTCTTTGTGACTTCGAAAACGAACTGCTCTTCCTATAATTTGTTCAATTTGACTTAAATTCCACCATGGATTTAAAATATGAATTTGACGTATATTTTTAAAATCGATACCTTCCGTTGTTGCATCGGTAATGATAACTACTTTAATTTTATTTCCATCTTTATTTTCAGGTTGGTTGATAAGAGAAATAGTATCTTGAATATTGACAGAGGCGTTGGCAAAGGATGGATTTAATACCACATAGGAAAAATGATTGTCTATTTTATTGTATTCTTTACATAAATTGGTTCGTTTCGTTTTATCTTTGTATTTATATCCAATCGCTTCTAATGCAACTGCAACGGGATAAATACCTTCTACAATTTGACGTACATAAATAAGTATGATACCTTCTGATTTTTTTAAAATAGTTTGAATTTTTTGTAATTTTCCACTATATTTAGAAATGTGTTCAGAGTCAAAAAAATGTTCAGACGCAGATAAATAAGCTATATCAGGTAATTTACCTTGTTCATTAATTACCATGGCTTCTTTTATGTTTGTTCCATTTGGATAAACAATCATTGCTAACTGATTGTAAATATTAAATACGGTTAATTCAAGACCAGATGTAGGCGTATTGGATTGTTCTTGTATATATTTTTGTGATTGAAATTCACTTAATTTTACTGGATAAATTTTTAAATGTTCTAATGTATAATTTCGATTTTCTGGATGTTCATAGTGTATGTCAGGGTAAATACGATATGGAAATGAATATGGATTTTCACCTTTTACATAAGATACATATCCATGCAAATGTTGAATCAACACTTCTTTTCCACCTTCTGTAAATGTATCATGCGAATCAAAAATATCCGATGCATCTTGGATATAGGGTCGTTTATCGTTACGGTTTAACAATTGAGTTAAAAAAATAATATCGCGACAATTGTGAAAGATAGGAGTAGCTGTCATCAACAATAATTTAATTGTAGTATAACTTACAATCTGCGTAATACAATTGGAAAAACTAATAGATTCCGATGCATCATCTTTAATATTGTGTGCTTCATCAATCACAAACAATGCACCTTCATAATGTTCCTGTATATACTTTTTCTTTCCTGGTTCTGTTTTACGTTCGATCGCATGACCTACTTCATTGGCAAATGCTCTACAACCTGTAAATACATAGTATTCATCGATAAGAGCATAAATTAATTTTACTAGACTATCTTTTTTCATTGGAAGAACTTGGTATGGATCTAACTCTTGTAAAAATTTATCTCCTACACAACTAGTGCAAACCCATCGATTATTGACTTGTTGTAAATGGGATTCGTTGAACAATTGATATTTAAAATTTTTTACGATAGCATCTGTCATCGATAAAACAAAAATACGTTGTTGTTTACCTGATGTTTTTAAATAATTACGATATTCTTCGCAGATCGTAATAGCAGAACATGTTTTACCTGTACCTAGTCCATGAAATAACAACATACCATTATAAGGTGTGTAATTAGACATGAAATTACGAACAAACATTTGGTAAGTAGTAAGAGACAATGGTAACATATCTGTGTCATGTACAAGTTGTTTTACATCTTCTTCTGTTTTGGGTTCAGGTTGTTGAACAGGAAAATTAAATTCTTTGTACTCATGTAATTGTGTAATAAAGTCATCTTCAATAATTGGATAAGGTTGAAACCCAGAATAATCTATAGTAACATGAAAATCAGGTATTTTATGTACAATGAATTCATTCATATATATTTTAGCCATAAAAATAAATATGAACATCCTAAACATATTATTGTTTAGTAACAAGTGATCCTGCATATATAATAGTCATTACAAGGATACTAACTAAAGGGATAATTACAAAGAACCAAGAAATAACGCTATATCCTTTAGAGCAAAACCAATTCAATACATAGGTCCATATAGGTGCCCATATTAACAAAGCAACTACATTCCATACAGTAGTTTTATTGTAAAACATGGAAATAAATACAGGAACTAATAAAATAAGATAAAGTTTGGCAGGGGTGCAAAGAGTGTCAAAAAGGCTCATAATCTATTACAATATTTTTTAGAATAAACTTCCTCCAAAATTGGATGGCATGGGTTCAAATGGTTCTTGTGCATTTTGTAAAGGGTTGTTGGGTCCCGAAAACATGGTGTTAAAATCGGGTTCAGGAGTTGCCATAGGATTGGATGTATTCAATCCAGGAGGTAATAGTTGTGGAGGTGTAGATTGTGGCATACCGCTAATAGGTTGTTTGGGTGTAAGTTTTACTTGAGTAGCTTTAGGTTCTTGAAAGAACCTGTCTATTAATATAGATACCTTTTCGCCTAATTTAGAAACACTTAACATAACAATCAATACAGGTAATATAGTAGTAATTACGTTCAAGTCGGCATAAGGAACACCACTCATAGTAGGTATATAAGTTATGATACGATGTATAAATACTACACCTACAAATAATATAATAACTTGTATGAATATTTCCGATAGTATTGCTATAGTTCCTTTATCTTTATCTATATCGGGTAAATAAGTCTGTACTGATTTATTTAATAATGTTATAAAAATAACACCTATTACGCAATATTGTATAATATTTACAAATTCATTTTTACTTTCCGTTTCAAAATTAAAAACATGATTTACAAAGTTGGGTTTTTCAGTTTCCATTGTTGTATATCAAGAAATTATTATTAGTTAAAATGATTAATATTAATTCTTTAGCAAAACTATGAAATCTTCTGTTACTCCAACTTCTAAGGTGTTTCAAAATACTAAACCTTCTAAACCTTCCATGATTACAGCCGAACAAGCCATTTATATGGTAGGTAACCGATTATCTGCTCTTGAAAGTAAGTTTACTAAAACAACAAATGTTCTAGAAACAAAATTGGGTAATCATGAAAACTATGTCACTGAAAATTTACCTGATTTAGAATGCTTTAATCAAGCATTTTCAGACATTAATAAACGATTATTGGAGTTGGAAGGATTGCATGAACGTATTAGTGTATTAGAAGCAAATGCAAATATTAAACCTCCTTCCAGTAAAAAAAAGAGTACAATCAAGTTGAATGAATTAACTGATGCTACTCCTACACCTAGTTTTGCTACAGGTATATCTTTTTCGTAAAACCGTCTAAAAACAAGTATACGATGTTAATAATGAATACTTTATTATCATTATTAACTATTTGTATCGTAATTATTATTTATATGCATGTAGTGCATCAATTAACAACAAGTAACGATTTAGAAATATTTGAACTAGACACCCCATGTAAACTTAAATTAGAAGAAGTTTGTAATTTACGGCAGCCTCTTCTTTTTCCTTATTATGAAGAAACACTACAATCTGTTTTTTCAAAATTAACAGACTATAAAGCATTTGATGTGAACGTTTATGATTCTGAATATAATTTAACTACTGTTTCATTGAAAAATGCATTTCAATTATTCGATAAAAAAAAATATATTTCATTGCATAATTCAGATTTTTTAAATGAAACAATGGTATCCAGATATTTTTTGACAACAGATGCCTATTTACGCCCTCCAATGGTTGCATCCATTACATACGATTTATTACTGGGATCAGAAGGGTCCTCCACGCGATTAGAATATAATACAAATTATCGTAATTATTTTTATGTATCGAATGGATCTGTTACTGTAAAATTAACCCCTCCTAAAAATGAAAAATATTTAAATCCAGAAAAAGATTACGCAAATCAAATGTATTATTCAACAAAACAAGATGTAGACAAAGTGAAATTTTTAGAAATTACACTAGTAAAAGGACAAATGTTATTTATACCTGCTTATTGGTGGTATAGTATAAAATTTGAAAAAGAGTCGTGCGTTTGTACATTACAATATAAAACTGTAATGAACATTATTGCTACATTGCCTGATATCTGTATGGGGATATTACAACGTCATAATACAAAAACAAAATTAACAAAAATTACTCCGTCTTCTCACGCGAATCCTTCATCTTCTGACGAGTCTCGCACATCAAAAGGCCACGATGAACTCCGGTAACATCGGTAGCATTGTACTTATGCTTGGCATGTTCAAGCTCTGACTTGACAAACTCTACATACTCTCCTTGCACTAGGTACTTGTACTGATTTGTTTCGACTGTCAAATTTGCATGGTGCACAAAAATATCCTCACCTTCATAGGTAATAAACCCATATCCGGTTTTAGTGTTAAACCACTTTACATAACCAATAACACGCGACATACTACTATTGGTAATAATTCTTTATATTATTTTATAATTATAGTATAATGAGTAAATCAGGAACAGAAATGAGTTGGCCAAAAGATACTGGAATGCCAAAACTTCCATCGGTAAATACAAATAATGAATTATTAATATACACAAGTTTATTTTTTGGGATTATAGAAATTACAGGAGGAATATTAATGTTTATCAACAAAACAATGTTTTGGGGTACAATTTCTTATGTCATTGGAGTTTTTTTTCAATGTTTAATTTTATTAAGTACCGTATCCAATATGGCATGGAATACACCTATGTTGGAAAAATTACAAAAAATGTATGAAAAAGGAATATTCATGTTTATTTATATTTTACTCATTTTAGGTGTATATATAGCATGTATTGCCAACAGCTTTAAAAATATTGCAGAGGATGAAATGCCTTCCCAGTGGACATGGTATGCACGTATTATAGGTATTATTTTGTGTGTTATTATTACTCCTATTTTGAACATGCAAATTGATGGTATACTAAAATCAAATATAGATACTAAAGATAACCAACAAAAAGGAATTATTGCAGCACATTTTTTATGTATTTTTGTATATATTCAATACATCATTTCATTTTATTATCAAACCGATGGGTTTACAGTATAAGTTTATACGCTAATCCAAATGCACTTTCAGATTCCCATATACCAGATATTTTTAAAATAACTTTATCTGTTATATGTGCTGATTTATATAAAAAAAGTTGTTTGATATGCAAAATTTTCTTTTTTGAACATGTATATACCGATAATATATCATTTTCAATTTCATTTAATTTTTGTAATATACTCGGTTGAATAGAATCGATAAAAGGTACAGATAAATATAATCCATTAAAAGCAATCATTGGAGGAGAATAAATAATACGAGTAAATGTACTGTTTACAATTAAATTATTTTTTACCGCTGGCAACAAAAATAGAAATTGTTTATTATAAGATTCCATATTTTCTAATAACAACATAGTATCCAAACTTACGTTATATTTAAATACACTTTTCCTAAAGATATTCATTGCATATGTTAGTATAATATTTATTGCATATTTTTTCTTATAATTTTAATATTTTTAAACGCATTTATCCAGATAAATATATAAATTAAAAATAACTTAAATAACTACTACTATATAGTGTATAATGCCTGTCAAGTCGAAGTCTGTTCCTAAGGTTACTGAGCCTGTTCCTGCTGCACCTGTTGTAGTTGCACCTGTTGTAGTTGCTCCTGTTGTAGTTGAGCCTGTTGTAGATGAGTCTGCATCTGATCTTTCTACTGAGTTTTCCAGTGCGATGACCAAGCTTACTGGTCTTCGCCAGCAGCTCTCGGCTGTCATGCTTGACATCCGCAATGTTCAGAAGCGTGCTGATCGTGAGCTAAAGGCTGCTCTCAAGTCGAGCAACAAGCGTAAGAACAAGAACGCTACTCGTGCTCCTAGCGGGTTTGTAAAGCCAACTCTCATCAGCGACCAGCTTGCTGATTTCCTCTCCAAGCCCCATGGCTCTCTCCTTGCTCGTACCGATGTCACTCGCGAGATTAACGCATACATCCGTGCCAACAAGCTTCAGGATGCTACCAACGGCCGCAAGATCATCCCTGATGCCAAGCTCAAGAAGCTTCTTGCTGTAAAGGCTGAGGATGAGCTTACCTACTTCAACCTCCAGAAGTTCATGTCCCAGCACTTCAAGAAGTCGGTCCCTGCTGTTGCTCCTGTTGTTTAAACGATTGCAAGTTTAAAAAAATAAACCAAAAATAAAAATATAAAATTTTATATTTTTATTGAAAAAAAGATTGAAATGTGATTATTTCAGTGAATGTACAACTTCGTTTAAATATTCATATTTTGTATTGGAAATGTCAAAATCGTGACATATTGTTTCCATTAATTCAAAATTAACAGATATATTTGATTTCAACCACTCTTGTAAATTGTTATTACTTGAATGTTGATATTGTTTGTAAATAGTAAATATATTTTTATTTGATTTATAATAATCAGTCCCAGATACAACACACAATCGTTTAAAATCATCATAGGATAATTGTAAATATTCTAAAATATCATCTAGTTTGTAAAGTGTTGCCGTTTTTGTAGTAAAATTTACATTTCGTAGCACACGGTTACATCCGTACACAAGCATGTCCATGTCATCGCTCATACAATATAATTTATTTTCTACCGATAGCTTAGCACATACTTCATCCGCTTCAAATGGTGCAACGGTATATTTTGCACCTATTTTATCCATCAGTTCTTTTACATTGGCAACATCTGTAATATTGATTTTGGTACATTGTTGTTTCAACAATTGTAGTTGAGACATGTTTGTAGAATGATCATCCACCATTTTTTTGTATTTCTGCCATGCCTTTTCTTTCTGTTTTCTTCGAAAGGTTAGTTCATTATCTTTGTTCTGTTTTGGCTTTCCATCAAATATAAAAATTCCTTGAATATTATAGGTAATAAAATCGTTTAACATATTTTGTATCAATAACAATAATTCATCCATTGCTTTGAAACGATACATATAAATAGAAATATCTACTACAATAGTAGATCCGCGTAATTGTTCAAACGTAATATACTGCATACCTCTTGGGCAATGGTCATATAAAAACTTATTCAAATATTGAACGCCCATAATTGTACATTTATATAAATATGGTATTAAATCAATTTTTCCCAAGTTAATTGTAAATTTTTTTTAGATTGATATATACATAATGCTTTATCCAATTGAAATATTTGTTGTAGTATTTTCATGATTTCATGTGAATTTATTTTTGTAATTTTATCAATAATTTGCTGTTTAGTATATAATGGTGCATCTGAAAAAATAAGGGAAGTGTAATAATTCATTACTGAATTTTTATTAGTAATGTATTTATATATTTCTTGATTTTTAAATCCATCTAAATTTTGAATAGGTGTTTTTTGTAAATAACGAATGTATTTGAATAATGTAATTAACATTTTTTCTGCATGATCAGTTTGTATATCAAATTCAATATAAATAGTCGTTCCACAAGCGTTTACTTCTGAAGTAAGGGATATATCGTACACTAATGATTTTTTTATTCTAAATTCATTAAAAAATAAAATGTGTAATAGTGCCAATATAGACTGAATATAAATATAATTATGAATTTTTGGAGATGGAAATCCAATCATAAATTTGGTATTTTCAATATCCTGTTTTAAAAACAATATGTCATGTTGGTAAGAGAAACATTCGATTGTTTGTTTTTTACCTTGGTTTGGTGATTTTAATTCTTGGTGTAATAATTTTTTTACGGCAGATAAATTAAAATCTCCCATTACAACAAATAACATATTTTGAACATTAAAATGTTCATGATACATGGTATACACATCTTCTATCGTTATTTTTTTTAAATTGTCTATTTGTAATTTCCAATCATCTGAATGTTTTAATCCATCTGTTTTATAAAAATTCATATTGAACATATGTTGCATTTCACTGTCAGGTTCATTTGAAAACGTTAATAATTCATCTATTACTGCTTGTTTTTCTTTTTTCAAACTTTCATGGGTTATCTTAGGATGGTCAATAATACTTGCTATATAAGAAACCATATTTTTCCATTCGATGTTTAAACCTTTTATAAAATAATTCATATGCGTTTTATCTGTAGTCGCATTTACAGAATAACCTTTATTATCCCAATAAGAATTACATGAGGATTTACATTTTTTCCATGAATTTACCATTACATGTTCTAATAAATGATTGATTCCTGTATTTTTTATTGTTTCTGTACAAAATCCATTTTGAATAACACATTCTACATGCAATATATCTTTACCTCTTGGGACAAATAACACTTTATAACCATTTATAATATGTAGTTTAGGAACTACACGATTTTTCCTTGTTTTCATATTATAAATGAATATTATTAATTGACATTTTAGTAGATAAACTAGAATTGGTCGTATGTAATGTGCTTAAAAATTCAGGAGACATATAGTTTTTCTCTATTAATTCTGCATAATCATCTGCACTTTGTATGGGTAACATATATTTGTTATGTTTGTTGCACCATTTTACAAAATGATAAGGATGTTGTATTAATATAGCTGGTATCACCAAATAGGCAAACGCATTTGTTTCTTCTTTGTAATCGGTTTTTTTATCCATTAACTGCGGATAGGTTAATTTCATGTATTGTAATACTTTCACCAATTGTTCAGAAGAATGTTTTTTTTCTTTTTCTAACAAATGTTCTAAAGATGTATGATTCATTACAGAAATAAAACAACAGTTTAATAATCTTGCCCATATTTCACAGTATGATTCATTTACATGAATATGAATAGGAAACAACGAATACAATAAAGTTTGTTTATCTCTTAATTCTGAATCATATAAAAACAAGTGCATACATTCATGTATACATACTTTTAACCATTCTTCTTCCCGGTATACAACAATTTTATTGTTCATCGTGTATCCAGTATTTAATGTAGATGGTCCGATAAGTCCATGTGCAGGTAATTGTTTTTGAATACTTGTAAATGCAAAATCAATTTGTATAGATGTTAAATTGTTTGGAAATTGTAACATATATCGAAGTAATGTCATGACAATGTGAAATCGATCTAAGCAATCCTCTTTTGTTTTGGTAAAAAACAATAGATGAACTGGAATAGATATCTCGCTAATATATTGAACCCCATAGTGTAATGATTTCATATCTTGAGTAACTTCAGATGGACAATCATAGTTTTTAGGGTCTATTGCTATATCAAACCGTTCATATTTATTGGATATATCATTGTATTTTTTTATATGAGTACAAATCTCATTCATACTATAGATTTATATATTTTTACGAGTGTATTTGCCACCTTTTTTATCTTTGGCTTTTTTAGATTGTTTTGTGCATTTTTCAGTTATATCACCTGATAAACAATCAATATACGATTCTTTATTTTTAGGAACGGGAGTTGCACGAAATAATTCTTCATCACTTGCTACAATCAATTTCCATGCAGCATCTAGTTCTTTTGCACCATATTTACCAGATGTTAATTTTGTCTTTTTTACATCTTCTGTATCGGATGATAAATAAATAGTTACAATTGCTTTGGTAGTCTGGTCTGTAATAGAAGATAAATCAATAGATGATTTAGTTTCGGAAACAACAGGATCAACTACAGGTTTAGGAACTGGATCTGAATTTTCTTTTTCTTTTGCTTTAGGTTTTTTAATAACTTTTTTGACTGTTTCTTGAGTTTCATCTACTTTTACTTCTTTCTCTTTTACTTCTTCTTTCTCTTCTTCTTTCTCTTTCTCTTTCTCTTTCTCTTTTTCTTTCTCTTTTTCTTTCTCTTTTTCTTTTGGTTTTTCACCAAATGACTTGGCAAGAACTGTTCGTTGTTTGTCTAGAGAATCTTTAATGTCCATCGTTTTACCCACCCCGTAAAGACCATTGTAAACACCTTTAAACTCGTCTTGGTGTTCTTGAGAAACATCTGGAAAAAATTCATACAATAATGTTAAATAATTGATTAATATAGTTTCCTTTTCAGAAAATGAAAAATCATCTTCATTGTGTTTGTTAACACCAAAGATTGAACTGTATGCATATTTGAATACAGCATCATCTTCACCTGATGCTTTTCTACCAAATTTATCATTATAAAATTTATTTCGTGCAGTATCTACATCTTGTACTGCGTTTACACGGTAAGCTTGAAGAATTATTTGTTGTGCCTTTGGGTTACCTTCCATTCCATCTGCTATATCTTCTCTGTATTTGTGTACGTCTTTCAAATAAGCATTCTGTGATGCATTCGCATCTACTGAATGTGTTGCTCTATAAATAGAATCAAAGAAACAATCACCACTTGAAGCGGTTTCAATTACCTTTACAGGAAAATCATCAACACCTTCTGGCAATTGTTCAGATGGATGATGTTTGCTGCAAAAACGTTCTATTACTTTTTTAGGTAATTCATCTTCTGAGAAAGATACTTTACCGTTACTTTCGACCAACCGATAATGGGTTTGCGATTTATAGGAAACAATTACATATTTGCGATCTTTATCATAATCTATTTCTTCATTTCTAGGCAAAATAGTCATGTTATAATCAGTTGGTTCAGTAGAACTTGTACTTGGCTTGTTACCTTGAGTTTCATCATATTCAAGGTCTTCGTTAGCAATAATTATATATACATTACTAAACATTCCAGTTAAACTTATAGCTACATCGTTGGCCCATACTTGAGGTTTCTTTACATATTTCAAAAAGGTTGGTATAACTTGTTCATCGGTTAAATCATATTTGTTTTCAAAATAATCTTCCATGTATTGTTGGTCATCTACCACATATTTTGGAGAAAGAGATACAGTATCTGATAATTTGATATTCTTCGATTGTTTTTCTTTTTCTTTTTCTTTTTCTTTACCTTTTGATTTTTTAGCTTTAGAGCTATACCCAGAAACAAATTCAGGATATAATTCAATTGCTTCTTCACCTAATCCAAGAACATTAAAATCACCATCTTTGTCTAGAACTTCTTTGTCTTTTTTTACTTCATAATAGCCAACACATTCAGTTACTTTTTTTGTATTTTTATCTACGTTGTAAATATTATATTTGCTCATAGTCGATGACGAATCGTACGCATTACCTACGCACATTTGCATTTTTTCAATATTATATTTGGGTATAGTTACTTCAAAAACTTGTTTTTCTTGATCGATATCTTTGTCGTGAATTTTTTTGTTCATAATATAGAATAATACTATATTCTTTAAATTACATCTAAAATATCCATCAACCGAAACTTTACTTTATTGGATACATCTTTCATATGTAATCTATCGCGTGAAATAAGTAATTTAGAATGTATCGGTTTACTTTTGATAATACAAAGATACAAGTGTTCCACAATTTCATCCATAGTTGACTTATCTTTAGTCTTATTTAATGTATGTAATAAATCAATCAAATAATTTAAAAATGTGTGAAAAGTACTATTGTCTACAATTCCTTGTAATGTTAAATGAACTATAAATTGGCTAAAAGTACGATAACGTTCATTTAATTCATTGCATTTACAAAATTCATCATATTCGGAAGAAGGAACTATTTTTATATTATTTAAATGTGTCATGTGCAATGCTAATTGTTTCTGAAATAATTCTTTAAAGATAGACCATTTATTGACTAAAGATAGATATAAACTAGCATACATACTTCCATAAAATGCATTGTTGGATATAATATCGAATATAATAGTAGTACTGTTTTCAATTTCAGATGGATTTGTTTCAATAAATTTTATCAGTTTAGTTTCTATTTCTTTGTAGTTATCTTCTGTCATTTTGTTCAATAAAATAGTAATTTGTTGTGTAATTGTAAGTACTTTTTCTACTTTAAACATAGGTATCTGTGTTTCTGCACCAATCATTTTTGATATTTTTGCAATAATGTCAAGTGTTTCTTGAGGCAAAACATGTTTTGCTGTTTTTTTTATTTGTTTAATATCGGATATCGTGTACATATTAACTATATAGAATATCTTTTAAATTAAAACTTAAACATAATTGAACTATTATGGTGTATGGGAAGCAACTGGGATTCATTAGGGTTAAAAACAAATTTGTTACGTGGCATTTATTCAGTTGGGTTTGAATCACCCAGCCAAATTCAAGCACAATCTATTCCGGTTATTTTAACTGGGAAAGATGTAATTGCACAAGCACAATCGGGTACAGGTAAAACAGGAGCTTTTTGTATTTCTACACTTCAAAAGTGTAAAAATGATCCAATATTACAGGCTATTATTCTTGCTCCAACCCGAGAATTATCTTCACAGATTCATTCCGTGTTTGAAAGTTTGGCTATGCATACTGGTATAACTGCTCAATTATTGATTGGCGGTGTTTCCATTGATAAAGATATTAAAAAAATGCAGCAACATACCTCTCAAGTGTTGATTGGATGTCCTGGACGTGTATTGGATTTTTTAAACCGCAAAGTGGTTTCTTCATCCAACATACATTTGATTGTGTTGGATGAAGCAGATGAAATTTTATCGCAAGGATTCCAATCACAACTCTACAATATTTTTCAATATTTGACCGATGCAGTTCAAGTTGTCATGTTCAGTGCAACGATCAAAGAAGAATTGCATGAAATTTCTAATAAAATTATGCGAGATCCTATAAAATTACTTGTAAAATCAGAAATGTTAACACTAGAAGGTATTGCCCAATTTTATATTTCGTTTCAAAACGATCAAGACAAGATTGAAGCATTAAAAGATTTGTACAATTTTATATCCATGTCTCAATCTATTATTTATTGCAATTCTGTAAAACGTGTAGTCGATCTGTATCATGTGATGAAATCATCGGGATTTCCAGTCTGTTGTATCCACAGTGATATGGAGAAACAAGACAGACACAACGCTTACCAAGAGTTTAAATCTGGAAAGTATAGAGTAATGATATCATCTAACGTAACTGCTCGTGGTATCGATATTCAACAAGTAAGTACGGTGATTAATTTTGATTTACCCAAATGTGTAGATACTTATTTGCATCGTATTGGTCGGTCTGGTCGATGGGGAAGAAAAGGAGTAGGTATTAATTTTGTAACTAATTACGACACGGATAAAATGAAGGAAATAGAAACTCATTATGGAACTCAAATTAAGGAATTTCCTTCTACGTACACTAATTTATTGAGTTAATATATGGCAAATAATGGAAAAGGTAGAGGTAAAGGCAATGGAGGTAGAGAAACACCAAGAAGAAATCGGACATCACCCTATCCACCTTTAGTCAATGGAATATATCCTATAAGTGACGCTGTAACACCTCCAGATGATGATGAATTAGAAGATCTAGCTGAACAGTATGGCATGCATCAAGGCGAGGAAGCTCCAGACGCAGTTTTTTCATCGGTTCAACTTCATGAATTGAATGATATGTACCCACCACCTCCTCCGCCTCCACCGCCACCACCACCGCCTCCACCACCACCGCCTCCACCTCCACCACTTGTATTGTGTACCGTGTGTGGACAACAAACACGGAGACTATTAGCCAACAACGGATATATATGTTTAAATCCAGCATGTGCAGCATACAATAGACCTGGAATAGGATCATATCCAGGACATGTACGACAAGCAGAATTAGATGCAGAAGCAGCAGAAGCAGAAAGATGTAAAAATGGACGGTGTAATGTAATGGGTGGAACAAAACAAAAAAAAAGAAAAAATAAAAAAAAGAAATCAAGACGTAGACGTTAATACCATTTTAAATTTTTAATATAATCCATGCTATAGACTGCAATAAAACTTTGTGAATCCATCAAGCTATAACCTAAAATAATTCGTTTTTCTTGTACAATTAAACTAATACAAAATTCAACTTTGACATTTTCAAATTTGAATAATTCAGAATAACGAAGTAGCTTCATTTCTAAATCAAAAATAGCAAAAAAATGTAAATATTCTTTTTTATAAGCTTTATGTACAACAAACCATATTTCATTGTTTTTTGTATACCCAGGAGTTGATCCACGTGCATCTGTAAAATATTTTGGCATTATTTTACTTTCTATTAATTTTAATTCATTTGTGGTTATTTTTCCAATTTGTAATGGGAACCAAGAATATACAATACATAATTCATTATTGTATTTCACAAAAGACCAATTTTTTTCAGGTATGTGTAGCGTTTGTATATCATAATGAGTAGGTAAAATAAGTGGTCGTTCTAATTCATATATATGATCATCTATTGGATAAAGTTGGCTTGTAGTAGCATGTATGTGTCGATTGGAATCCATAATAGTTGCATTGTAATAGTATTTGTTATCATAATAAAAAATTCGTATATCTTCCAACCCTGTCATATATGGATGATAGGTTAAATCTTCGTTTAAAAATATTTCTTTACTGATAGGTTGAAATTTATTATTTACTTTAAAACGACTATTTAAATTTTTAACATTATTATTTTTTACATTATTAATACCAAACATACCTCCTTTTGAATTCAAATTATAATTAATCCATCGTAAATTAATTAAAAATGTATTATTCGGTAACTCAATAATAGTAGGAGTACCCGTTACAAATATATGATTTTCATTTTGGATTTTTTTTGTTATTTTTTTAGATAAATTTATTTTATACGATGGTTGTAATACATTATATTGTTTATTATTTTTCAACATTTTTGTTAACATACTATATTTTGTAATATAATTTGGTTTAGTTTACCAAATTATATTTATTCTATCATTATATGTTTCAATTGCCAATTCAATATAGTGCACCAAGTGAAGTAGATACAACTCTTATACAAGAATTAGAATTAGTCAATACTGTAGATGTTTCAGGCGTTCCAGTATATCATCATGTATTTTCACCAACAACCCCTGTTGCAAAAGAAATTGTTTCTCAAATGGCCAAATATTATACTACGAATACTAGTTTTTTAAATGATAGTATTTTATTTCATAAAAGATTTAAACATTCACAATTGTCTTATACTGATTTTATTGAACAGTGGAATACAGTAAACAAAAATGAAGAATTTAAATTAACCTATCAATACATTACACACGATCGATTGTCTGGATTGAACGAATCTTCTAAATTTATGTTCATGATAAGTTTGTATTTCATTGCTTCTCCTATTTTATTCATACTTTCACCTCTAATTATGGTATTAATACCATTTGCAATTCTACATATGCAAGGTCAACATGTATCTTGGGATAGTTATAAAACACAATTGTTTGAAGTTACTAAACGACATGCATTAGTCCATTTATTCAGGGGGTATGCAGGAGCATCTCCCAAAGAAAGAATGATAATGGTAGCAAGTGCTTCTATTTTTTTGATTCAAACGTATTGCAATGGATATGCTGTCTATAAATTTTATACAAATATTCATGCTATTCACAAAGTGATGGAATCTGTAAAACAACATCTTAAACAAACATTAGAATCCATACACTATATTCAATCGATCAGTTCTGATTTATCCACCTATAAAGGATTTGTAGAGACATTACAACATCATGAAGGTATTCTATCTAGTTATTATAATAAAATATCGCATGTATCAAAAATATCTTTTTCATGGAAAGAATTTGTTCATTTAGGAATGTTACGATCCCAATTTTATGAACTATATTCAAATGTAGAACTAAAAACATCTATTGAATATTCGATTCAATTATGTGGATATCTAGAAAATATAGAACATTTATCTAAAAAATTAGGAACTAAATTAAATACATGCACTTTTAATAAAGAAACTTCCTTTTCGCGTGCTTATTATCCTACTGATAAACCTGTAAAAAATAGTTACAAATTGAAAAAGAATATGATTATTACAGGTCCTAACGCATCAGGCAAAACAACGTTTATTAAAATGACTCTAATAAATACATTGTTATCTCAACAATTTGGATGTGGATTTTATAAAAAGGCAAATGTAGATCCTTATGATTCTTTTTGTAGTTATATTAACATTCCAGATACTTCAGGAAGAGATAGTTTATTTCAAGCAGAAGCAAGACGTTGTAAACAAGTACTTGAATCCGTAAAAGATAATTCAAAACGTGTATTTTGTATATTCGATGAATTATTTTCAGGGACAAATCCTGAAGAAGCGTCGGCGAGTGCTTTTGCCTTTTTACAATATTTAGCATTACAACCCAATTGTACTTTTTTGCTCACAACACATTTTATAGAAGTATGTAGAAATTTAAAAGAAAATGCAACTATTGTAATGAAACATATGAAAACAACAAAACACCAAAATAAATTAAACTATACATATAAGTTAGCTAATGGGTTATCTACGATTCATGGTGGTATTCATGTGTTGATGGAAATGGATTACCCTATGGATATTATCAAAAATGCAAAATTATGCGGATAATTATTTACATATATATATATTATTAATTTATGAAGATATTGATATGTTTAGCAATGTCATGCGGCTTAACTGCTATCCTTTACTTTTATTTAAAACAAAAACTTGGAGTTATTGAAACTAGATTAAACACCTTAACTGATTTAGCACAAACACTTGCAGGTGAACTATACCAAAAAGAAAAACAACAATTAAATCAAGAACCTGCTCAAGTAAATGAATCGGATGAATCCGATAGTGAATCCGATGCATCCGATAGTGATTCAGACGATTCTGATAGTGATTCAGATAAAACTGATTCAGAAAGTAAATCAGATGAATATGAAGTAATTAGTAATATAATTCAACCAGTTAAACTTGAACTAAATGAAGTTAAACAAATTCCGTTGAATGAAATGGTCATTGAATTAGAGATCGACCCTATTATTGTATGCAAAAAAGAAGAAGTTAAAGAACCAATTGTAAAGTTGATTGAAGTATCGGACGATGAATCTAGCGTAAAACAGGTAACTGTAAATAATGAATTTAGCCAATTAAGCTTGAAAGAGTTGAAGCAAAAAGTAAATGATTTAGGCGGACCTGCTTTAAAAACAAAACAAGCATTAATTAATTTTTTGAAAAAAAAAGTATCCGAGTAATGTATGAACAATATTCATTCTGATTCACCTGCTATAATGGCAGATGGCAGAACTTATTCTAATTGGCAACCATGTGCTGTTATTAATGAAAATATTCGAAAACGCGAAAATATCAACACTAATTGGGACTATCGTAATTATTTGCAGTCCAATGCAAATTCTATCATGTCTTTAGACAGACGTAAAGCATGTGAACAAACTGGATGTACTCCTACTCCTACTAAACTATCTCTTACACCCCCTAGTGATTTACAAAAAATTTATTTATCTAGACAACAACTTCAAGACGATATTGTGATTACATCTTCCCAAATGAATTAATGCATTGAATTATACTATATTAAAAATATAGTGTAATTAATATAATGGACTTTGGTTTTACGATCATAAATAAATTTTTCAAAGAAAATCCAAATTTTTTAGTAGATCATCATATTGAATCGTATAACCGATTTGTAAACCACGATATTCATCAACTTATTACACAAAACAATCCCATTCCTTTCAATAAAAACTTGACAAAAGTAGAAGATGAAGATATTGCTATTCACTCTTGTGATATTTATATTGGAGGAAAACAAGGAGAATTCATACGATTTGCAAAACCTATTTTAGTAGAAAACGAGCAAAATTATTTATACCCTAATACAGCTCGTTTACAAAATTTGACGTATGCTTTTTCAATTGTAGTAGATATTGAATTTGAATTTAAAATAAAAAATACACTTGATGAAAAAACAGTAATCGTTAAAGATATATTTTTTGGAAATATTCCTATTATGGTTCAATCTGAAATGTGTATTTTACACGGTATGTCTCCTGAAACAAGATTTAATATGGGCGAATGTAAAATTGATCCAGGTGGTTATTTTATTATTGACGGAAGTGAAAAAACAATTATTAGCCAAGAAAGATTTGCCAACAATATTCTTCGTGTTAGTAAAACACCCAAAGAAGATACGTACAGTTATATTGCAGAAATTCGATGCGAATCGGAAGATGAATCTAAACCAGTACGTGAAACTAAAGTACGTATGATGTCGTACAAAGATGAAGAAAATGAAAATCTGAAAGAAGATGAAATGAAACGTATTACTCAAGTTGTTCAACAACAATTGGTAGTCGACATTCCAAACATTAATATGCCTGTTCCACTTTTTATTGTATTTCGAGCATTAGGTGTTATTTCCGATAAAGATATCATTAAAATGTGTGTGCCTGATGATGATCCTCGTATGATGGAACTACTACGACCCAGTATATACGATGCAGGTAAAATATATACACAGCAATTAGCCATTGAATACATGGCTCCATTTAGTAAATATTTAAGAGATTACCATGTTTATTTTATATTGTCGGATTATTTTTTACCTCATATTAATGAATTGTCCAATCAACGACATTTTTCTTATGATTTACTTGAAAAAGCACATTTTCTTGGATATATGGTAAATAAATTGTTGCGGGTATCTATTGGATTAGACGTACCTACCGACCGTGATTCGTTTCAGTTTAAACGCGTTGAACCTTCTGGGGTACTCTTATCTGATTTGTTCAAAGAATTTTATAAAGCTCAAATTAAAGATATTATTCGATCCTTAGATATTGCCCACAACGAACATGAAGGTACCTACAATTCAGATGCAGATGTTTTCAAAGAATTTGTAGTCAATACACTTCCTCCTATTATGAGTAAAAAACGAATTACTGAAAAAGGTATCATGAGTGGGTTTAAAGGTGACTGGGGTTCAGAAATATACACCAAACGTATTGGATTATCGCAAGAAGTAAACCGACTTAGTTACAGTACGGCCATTTCTTTGTTGCGTAAATGTGTAATGCAAATGGATGAAAATTCAGTTGTATTGGGCCCTCGTTATTTACATGCAACCCAATGGGGAATGATGTGTCCGGTTGATTCAGATGGTGGAGATGTAGGGACTCATAAACAATTTTCTATTTGTACAAAAATTTCAACAGGTTCAAGTAAAGAAGAAATATTACAACTTTTACAATCGTACACAAATGACAAAACGCCGATTCGATGTATTGCTATTTTAGATAGTAAACCCGAACTACTCTATTTACATACAAAAGTGTTTGCGAATGGTCAATGGAAATATTCTACTACTACTCCTCACGAACTCGTTCATGATATCAAACAAAAAAGACGAACAGGTAGAATAAATAAATGGACCAGTATTAGTTTCAATATACGTGAAAATATTATATATATTTATACAGATGAAGGTCGTGTGTATCGACCTGTATTGTACATCAATGATGATAAAGAAATATCGTATTCGAAACAGGATGAAAAATTAGATTGGAATGAATTAATACAAGGATCCCCTTCCCATCCTTCTAGTATTGAATATATAGATTGTGCCGAATCCAACACTTCTCTTATTTCGTTGAACCATTTACCTGATTATAAAGATACACAATTTACACATGTTGAAATTCATCCATCGTTGATACTTGGTTATATGGGATTGCAAATTATTTTTCCAGAACACATTCCGTTACCGCGTAATGCATTTTCATGTGGCCAATCACGACAAGCCGTTTCCGTTTATAATACCAATTATCAAAATCGAATGGATAAAACAGGGTTAGTATTGAATTATGGTCAAATACCTCTTATTAAATCCTATTATTTGCATCATTTAAATCAAGAATATATACCGTATGGGGTAAATGCAATCGTTGCTATCATGTGTTATACAGGATACAATGTAGAAGATGCCATTTTAATTAATAAATCGTCTTTAGAAAGAGGAATGTTCAATACTAGTTATTTTACAGTGTACGAACAAACAGAAGACGAAGAAAAAAAGTTATTTTTTGCACCCAACGAAGAATTGCCTCAATTTGACGAAAACGGTATCATACGTCCACAAACGATCATGAACAACAAAACACCTATCATCAATATGACAAGCAACTCCAAAGTAAGGCAAGTGTTTACCAAAAGGGACCAGCAAGGGTATGTGGACAAAACCTATATGACACCTAATGCAGTTGGCCATCGAACTGTTAAAATTCGTATTTGCGATGAACGTATTCCAAATATCGGTGACAAATTTGCTTCACGTGCTGGTCAAAAAGGAACATGCGGAATTGTCGTTCCCGAAATGGACATGCCTTTCAACGACCAAGGTATTCGTCCTGATTTAATCATTAATCCGCATGCAATGCCATCTCGTATGACCCTTGGTCAATTGATCGAATCGTTAATTGGAAAAGTACATTTGGAACACGGTTCTTACGGAGATTGTACGGCCTTTAATAAAAAAACAGATTTGGAGTTTTATGGAGATAAACTTCGTGAATACAATTTCAACAGCAAAGGAACTGAAATATTGCACAATGGAATGACAGGAGAACAACTTCAAACTGATATTTTTATTGGACCTACCTATTACATGCGGTTGAAACATATTGTCAAAGATAAAATCAATTTCCGGGAACGTGGACCTATGACAAGTTTAACAAGACAACCCGTACAAGGTCGTGCCAACGAAGGTGGGTTGCGTATTGGAGAAATGGAACGTGATGGTGTCATTGCCAATGGGTTGAACATGTTTGAAACAGAATCAATGATGATACGTGGTGATGGAACTTATTTGGATTCAGAAAGTCATGTAAGAAAACCTTACCGAATTACGGTAGATAATGTTACCGGATTAATATCGATTGTATCTAAAAATAGTATTTACAGTCCTTCTTTGGATGGTCCTCTTACCATTACCGATCAAGGAATACAATCTATTCCCAAATATGAAAAACGAGTAAGTACGATTAATGTACCTTATTCGTTCAAATTATTCATGCAAGAAATTGCAACTATGAACATTCAAATGCGGTTAGTTACTTCGGATACAATTCAACATTTCGATTCGATGGGATGGACTCCTGTCAAAACCTCGTTCGACAAAGTATTACAATCACAAGGATTTACTTTGGTTGGCAAATTGCTACATGATTTCAAACCCAACAATTTATTTGTATCATCTGGAGCTGCTGACCCATGTAAAACATTTGAATATATGTTGCATACGAATGCACCCTTGGTTGTTCGTGGAAAAGAATTGTTTTATTCAAAAGATACAAAATTAGACGTTACTTTATTTCCGTGTATTTTTGATGAAAAAGGAAAGCAAGACTTGTTAACATCCGCTACGATTATTAGTCCAAAGCTAACACCTTTTACCAAATACTGTAAAAATAAATTAAATTTGGAAATTTACAGGTTTGACAACTCAAAGAGCGGTGTAGATAATTACAATTCATCTAGTAAACAAGGTTTTGAACTACAAATGCAGAAAAAAGATGAAATGCTGGAAACACATCCAGCACATGTAACCGTAAATTATATGTTTCAATACATAAAAACTGGTATTTTTGTAAGAATCAAAGATAACAAAGTAGTGAATTTTAATTTAATGTACAATACCAATTATACCAACACTTTTTCAGACAAGTTACACGTAGAAACTGAAAGTGGTGAATTTGTACCCATCAGCAGTAACCCTGCAGAATTGAAGAAATTTTTAGATTCAACAAGAATCAAACAACATAAACCACCCAACCAGTGGTATGCCAACAATTGTTTAATTCGTACCGAAAAAGATGATAGAAATCCTACCGATAACTATTTAGCCGATATTTATGACATGTTTGTCAATACTTGCAATAACCGTGTAGTCAACGATTGTATTTTCATGCTCAATCGTAAAGATTTCCCCCATTTACACAAACAATGGAAAGAACCTTTCACTGAGCTGTTCAAAAATACAATGCTTCTTCCTCCATATGTTAATAATCAATTTATTCCCGTATTATCTCAATGTACGCATAAAGATTTTGCAGATGTACCTATCCCAACAGGTGATGATTTAAATCTTATTTCTAGAAACACATCGGCTAAGTTTTTTGCAACTTATTCTTACACACCAGATAACCCTCGTGATAGAGTTCGTTGTGTAAATAGTGCAGATATGATTGAATTGACTACAATACCTGATTGGAAAGATAGAGTTCAGAAATTTGTATGGAGAGGGCAATCTACCGGGTGTGGTGTAGACGAAGATACAAATCCTCGTATTAAATTAGAAAACAAATGCAGTGATGCTGATTTCAAATTCTTCGATTTAATGGATGTCAAGATTACACGTATTACCAAACGTATTAAAACCAAACTGGTTAAAATAGGAGGTGTTGAGAGACCTGTATTGTCATTTATTCCGTCTAGAAATATCCCCAATGCTCAAGTACCCATGTCTCTACAAGTTCGCAATAAATTCATTTTCAACATTCAAGGTAACTCTGCTGCTTACCGTTTTGGAGGGTTACTAAAATATGGGTGTTGCGTGATCAACATTAAATGTCCATACACTTTATGGTTTGAACCCATGATGAAAACAGAACCCATCACCGAAAAAAATAAAGAAACAATAGATACTTCCAATTTTCATTGTTTGACAATTGATGAAAAAATGTCCAATTTGGAAACAACAATTGAATGGTGTATAGCTCATGACGCGGAATGTGAACAAATTGCAAAGAATGGACAAGCTTTTTTCAAACAATACTTTACAGATGAATTTGTATACGATTACATGTCCGATATATTGAATGGCGTATCCAATACATTAGCAAAAACTGAAAATGCTAAATTTGTCTTGAAGAACCATGAAGAAAATATAGATAAACTCTACAAAGATTATACCATACGAAACAATTTTCCAGTATTCAAAGAAGATGTAAAACAAGAAGAGGATTGTGATTTATCCAAAACCATGATTATTGTTCCTTTTAGAGACCAAGGAGATCAAGGAAGAGGAAAGCAATTAGAACAATTTATAGCTCATTATTCTGCATTACCCAATTTACATATATTGGTTGTGGAACAAAGTAACGATGCTCGTAAATTCAATCGCGGTGCAGTGTTAAATGCGGGATACATGTACGCATCTGAACATATGCCGTTTATAGAAACTTTTATATTTCACGATGTAGATATTATTATGCCTTCTGAAATTGTAAATCGGTATTACGGTAGATGTGATGATTATAAAATTTTGCATTTGGGTAACTTAGTGAAAGATATGGAATATAACCCACCGTTTGGTAGGATTATTCGGTTTTCGAAAAAGGCATTTCAACAAATCAACGGATTTCCTAATAATTTTTATGGATGGGGAGGTGAAGATGACGCGTTAGCATTCCGTATTCATATCAATGATATTGTTCCTGTACACCGTCCACATAAATCAGAAGGGACACCTGGTTACGAACTTGAAACAACCAATGATGTGAAGAAATTGAAAAAAGATAAAGAAGAAGATAAAAAAATAAAAGAAAGTAAAATAGAGTTACACAAATGGGAAAATATTTGTGCTGATCGTCAAATTTGGAAAATAAATGGTGTGAATTCATTACAATTCAAAACAAGTCATTATAAAGAAGTAAAACCCAACGTGCATCACATTGTTGTTGAGTTAACTCCCCGATCCAACGTGAATGATTTATTTCATATCATATTCAAACACCCTACCGATGAAAATATATTTTATTACCAAGAATCGTACAAACATTTATCTATATCTGCTGAATGGGATAATTTAGAATTAAAAGAAAAACAAAAACAATTGGAAGAAGATATCAAACTGATGAAAGATAAACAACTGTATAAAAAACATATTGAAGAAGAAAATAAGAAAAAAGAAGAAGAAAAAGAAGAAGAACAAGAACAAGATTCACCTTTATATAGAGTATTTAATGATGCAGATGTTCAAACATTAGCAGGTGGAGCAGGTGATGAAGAAAAAGAAAAAGAAGAAAAAGAAGAAGAAATATCTATAGTAGATGAAGAATTAACTGAAGAACATTTAAATGAACAAAAAGAAGGTGATCTTGATATATTAACCAATATTGCAGTAGAGCCTGAAATAGAAGAAACTAAAAAAATTAACTATTCTCAAGGTAAGAATGAATAATATTTGAAATATCTGAAGAAAAACTACATTTATTGGTCATTGTACTTAATGCATAGCAATAATAAAAACGATTGAATATGTTTACTACATTGGTTGCATCCAAAATACCTGTCATAAATGGTTTTTGGTTTTCTTTGATAAATTCTATCATTTGTAAATAAATAGATAAATCATTAGAAATAGTATTCATCAAAAATTCTTTTTGGTTACTTGCATATTTTTCTTCAAATAGTTTTGCCACTTTTTGAATAAAAAGTAAATAATCTTCTTTTTGTGGATTAGTCTGTAAATATAATGTAATTTCCGTTCGTATTTTATAATAAAAAAGTGTAAATAAAATACGAGAGTCTGTCATATACTGAATTAAATACGAATACTTTAAGTTTGTCTATTTTTTAACATAACTACCATAGCAATAACAACAATAGAAGATAACCCCCATGCAAATACATGCATTTTATTCGATTCTCCCAATAAAGCTAAATCATTATTTTGTTCATTATACGTATCATTATATTGTTCATTCTTTTTTTTAATTGTTGTCAATACAGATTTATATTCATTTGTATTTGAATTCAGTTGATTATAAATAGAGTTTAATTTTTCTGAGTAACCGGCAACATTGGGATATGTTTTAATCATATTTTCACCTGATGCGTTAGCTATATAATTAGCATTGTTATAGATGTTTCGTTTTTGTTTTATTGCGGCAGTATTAATTCCGCTACATTGGTCTCCGTTAGTTACAAAATCGTTTCCAATTGGATAATTTGAAAAAATATCTGATTCTATAAATTCGCTTACGGCACCATTAGTACATGATTTATCATTCATATTTACAACTCCTTTTCTCAAATATACATTAGGTGAAGTGTCAGTTACTTTGTACATGTTTGGTCCTGAATTCGTTGTCATTTTTTGCCATGTATTATCTTTGTTGGAATGAATAAATCCAGTACAATCTTTATCTACATTACATATATATTGTAATTGTTGTACATTACATGATGCAACATATGTATCTGATTCAACATTTTGAAATGTAAATATAATTTTATCCATATTTTCCCCTGTATAATTTTCAAATATAAGTGTATTATTTTTCATAAATCCTAATTTTACTTGGTCTCGATGTTTATCATCCGTATATCCTGCAATTATATGATTAGTTAATGTATTATCATAAGATGCATTAGTAAATGTACTTTTTAAATAACAATGATTTTCACCTTTTACATCTGTTAAAATTCCTTTACATCCTTTCGTAGAAGAACATGACTTTTTACAATCATCGAACGATTTAATAGAATGATTAATATCATTTCCCGGAAAATTATACCCTGGAATTTCTACATATATAGGATTCTTAGGCATATTTTTTGGATTAGATGTAATATATGCATTACGATCCTTATGTTTTCTTCCACTTCCAAAACTCTTTTTTAACCAACAATGATTTTTGTTTGAATTATCAGTTACAATACCCGCACACCCATCTGTATTTTCACATAAAGTTTTGCATTCATCAAGTGGTTTAATCGTATGACTAATATCGTTACCTCCATAATCCATTAAAGCTTCTTTTTTCCAAGGGGGTGGTGGTACAACTCCAGTTATTGCAAAAGGGTTATTGTATTTTATTTGTTTACCATATGTATAGTGAGTTCCAGGAACAACATGAAGTTGAAATGTTTTAGTCTTTTCACCACCAGGACCAAAAGATAATAAATTTGTTTCGTTATTTATATATCCTACTTGACATCCCCACCAACCACAATCAGTTGTTTTAACCGTGGAAGAAGAGATTGCAAACGTAACTAGGTCTCCATATTTAATAGGATAACCATTCCATGCCTCATACCCTATAGGAGGACGCAAAAATAAAACTGTCTTGTTCTTTCCAAATTCTAAAATAGATTGTTGGTTCATGCTTCCAAATTGGTTTCCAAATTTGATAACTATTTGGTCTCCATATTTAATAGATGGTGGTGGAACCGTACAATCTGACATTTGAGTTCCAGTAACATTTCCATCAGTAACTGTTTTATATTCTCCTGTGTATGCATAACCTTCTCTAGGAATATTATGAAGTGTTGTATTTATATCTACATATCCTATTTTTCCTACATTCGCCATGGATGATAAAATAGTTGGATTGGGCAATAATCCTTGATGTATACCTGCACTTTTCCAATGATCATACGCTTGTTGTTCTGTAGTTAAATGTAAATCTGGATTAGATTGAATGTAAAATTTCCAATCAAACGTTGTTTTAGGAGGCAACGATTGTACATAGGATGTTTCATTACCACAAGATTGACCTTGTGCCATATATGACCCTACAGGTATTCCCATATCTCCCCATTTTGAATCAATTTGTTGTATTGCAGTTGTACAACCATTTGTATCAGATAAAGTACTGTTATATGGTTTGGCAATACCTGTTTTTGTAATATAGGATGTTACACCATCAGAGGTTTTTATATTTTTTCCTGCATATTCCTTCCCAGAAATAAATTTTTTGATTTGCTCTGTATACGATATTTTTTTATCCATATTATTATACATTTATATTTTTTTATACTGATAAATAATCAATCCTGTAATCAAAATGCCCATAAATCCCCAAGATAATGCTTGTAACTTATGTTGTTCATAAAGAACATCTGTATCATCTTTTATTCTTGAATCTGTCATTAAATTTTGTAAATCACGTTCTAATTTATCTGATAATCTTAATATTTCTAATTGTTGTTTTTGTAATGGTTTATTTGAACCAGTAGTAGGATATTTAAGACGTAAATTAGACATTTGTATTAGATAGGTTTGCATATCCGCATTCAATGTTGCAGCTTTTATACATTTCTCACTCCTTTTTAGATTCCCTAAACATGAATAATTGATAGAATCCATTAGGGATAGATATTCGTTTTTTTTTTCATTAAATTTAGTTTCTAATGAATATAAATCAACTAACGACATATTACATTAGTACATTTTATTTTTACAAAATTAAAACTATTTCATACATTAAAATTGAGTTTGATCTATCCATAAATATCAAATCAAATGCATTCTTTACTTCTATTATCAACACTCTCCTTGGATATTTTTCAACTAGAAAAAATAGTACATCCTTTTATCAATGAAACGATAGATAAAATATATAGTGAAACTAACCATTCTTATACTATATACAGTAAAACCAATATTTCATCTGAAACAGCCCATCAATTACCTATTTTATTATATAAACAACCTCATTATATTATCATTACTCATCCTCCTATATATACTGATGTATATCATGAATGGATCTATAAAAAAAATACGATTGTATGGTACAATCATAAAGATCAACAAGTTAAATTGTGGAGTAGAATAAACAACTTATTCTATGAATCATGCGATTATCCATATCGAAAAATTACGGATTAACTGAATCTTTTATTTTTTGAATTCGTTCTTCATAATTTTTATCTTTGTTGGGGTGTAACGGATCTCGTATTTTATCCAACTGAAATTGCAAAAATAAATAAAGCATTCCAAAGAATACAATATATCCTAGCATATTAGTCTTCTTAGATTAAATTTCAACGGCTATATTCCAAAAAAAATTGAAATGATTTTTGGAATATAGTAAATGTACTCGGTTAATCAACAGATCAAAATCATGGCTAGCAACTACTCTCTCTTCGTTTTCGCCTACAATCTCTCTGTGCCGCCGTCGGCCATTTCTGAATGCCTTGCCGCATGGACGAAATGCGAGGTAGATCGGGTTGACTACGTGATGACTGCGACATCCAACACTTCATATTACTTCGTGCACTTCAAGACTGCTATTCCTTACAAAATCCTCAAGATGCTCGAGTCAGGACAAGAGCCGCTTCGCACTCGCGGAGGCGACATTCAGGTGGCGTTGGATAAATCGAAAGGACTCGACCCCGACACGCTCGACACTATCGTGCAATTCATCGTCAACAAAGAAGGTTCGTACCACCGCTATTTTAACAACCCTAACACCGTGTTTATCTACGACCAAGAAGCAGCCGATTGGGTCGTATCTTCTGAAAATCCGTTCGAAATTCAAGAAGTCGAGATGGAAGACGACTTTTCATTCGAATCAGATTCAACTATATCGGCTACAACAGCCCCAACCGAGTACGGAGCACCATTCACGATCCAAAGCGTCGACGGCATGTTTAACAACGACAACTCTGACGACGAGGCAACTGTGGACCAAGCACCGTGGGCACCAATCAAGAAACACAAGAAAAAGCGATACATTAAATCCGATTGGGAAATGGAGGTGTGCCGGACACTCTTCGTCTAAATGGGCTTCGCTTCAACCAGGTAAGTGTTTTTATATTTATATGTTTGTCTAACTTTTGATGATCGTAGGTAACTTTTTTTTTAAAATTGAAATGTTTATAAATAATAATATAAAATAATTAAATGTCGACCTCAATGTCTTTGTATGTTATCTGCCGGCTACACTTATCTCCTGAACATATCGCCAAGGAACTTTTTAAACACGTTCCAACAGAAATAGTCAGTATTGAATATCGTTCCACTTTTCAAGGTAGATGTGAATATCATATCGAATTTAAAGAACCAATTCCAACCGTAAGTGACGATGTTCTTATGATAGAAGATTTTGTACACTTATACATTTGTCCTACTAATCCTGAAACTACTCCTCTCAAAAACTATATGACTCAACACAAATATATTATGGAAACCAAAGAACACTATCAACGGATGTTGAACCACCCAGATACATCTGTTTATAAATACAATAAAGTTACCCACCGATGGGACAAAACACAAGAGAGCCCGTTTATTCTCTAATGCATTATTTTTTTAAAATTGAATATTATTATAACTTACATATACAGCACACTATGACAACTTCTCTCTACATGACCTCCGCCAATGTTAATATTTCTCCGAAGATGATTGCAGACCGATTTGAAAAATATTTTAAAATAAAAGTTACGATTATAGAATATGTCATTACACAATTCAACTATCACTATACCGTTTATTTTAAAGAACCTCTTCCTACCAAGTATATAGAAACAATTGAAACACGCCAGTATGGGTTCCTTCAAACCAAAGATGGACGATTGTACATTCATCCTGCCAGACTAGATAATTTGGAATACTGTATATCCAAACATCATCATAATTTCGTGACAGGTGAACTGTTTTATCAAACTATGGAAGGAACTAAGTTAATGTACAAATACAACGGTGAAAAATATGAACCAACAACTGAAAATCCATTTTTATAAAGATTCAATGTACGTTTTAATTCGTTTTACTATTTTTTTGAACATATGTTTCACTGCAGGTTCAAGTAGTTCACAATCTTCTGGTAAATCAAAGTTGAATTCAATGGATAAATTATGGTCGGTTCCTAAAATAACTACAGTATCATTCAATGTTTCAAGTTGAATGCAATTTTTAGGTTTTAAATGATCAGGGGTTTTAACAGACTGAATACTGTAAGCATTTTCTTGTTTGAGAATCAACATATGCGTATAGAAAGATGGAAAAAAAGAAAAAGGAACAAAATGAAAAATGTATTCTAATGTGGTGTCTGTTTGTTGGATACATTTGTACTCTTGAATAATATCTCTATTTAATTCATACATCAATTCCCATAAATGAAAATTGATAAAAGAAAGCAATGAAATTCGATCGTTTTGTAAGTTTAGCAATAATTTCATACCTATTCTTTTAAAATTTTTTTATATTCCTATTTTATAATGTCTGGTCGTTCTAAAGTTATGGGTGCAGGTTTTGCTGGTTCTACAATGAATAATGTTAGTATAAATGGCAACAGCTATGGTGGTGACAAAAAACAGGGGTTAGTTTCATACATAGGAAAGGGAAATTGGACCAATCGTGAGATTAAAATTAATTCCAACGGTCAAAATAAATCACGGTATGTCGTATTTTGCATGAATCAATTAGGAGGTGTTGGTGCTAATAGAAGTCAGTTTAATACAGGCACATCGGCCCGGCGTCCTGATGCTGTAAAACGTAATTCGTTAGCATGTAATCCTCGTCCTGCTCTTAACTATCATTAAATTTTACTTTGTAATACAGAAGTCAGTAACACTTCATTTTTTTTTGCTCTAGTATAGGCAATATTTACTTTTTCTAGTTTTTCTTTTATATTATATAATTGTTGTTTTAAATCTTGAACTTGAATCTCAAGTTCACGATTACGGTTGTTAGTAGTTGTAATTGTAGTAACTAGTTCTTGATAGGTCTGTAGTCGTTCCATAATATAATTTTATATATATTTTTTTTATTATTTCAATTTTAAGAAAATAATAAGTTGACTATTTCTCCATATCCATCACCTATTTTGTAAAATAAATTTTTGTGATCTTTATAAATATGAGTTAAAATAACTTGGTCAGTCCATATATTATTGGTATTTACTAAAGTATTCAAATATTGTTCATATAATGCAGCAAAGGTATTGATTATATTTTTATGCAACACATATGTTCCACTAACATGATGATAATAATTGGTAGTAGTTACATTGTTTTCTATATAAGGGTTGCTTGATGTATATATAAATTTATTGATAGGTAAATGATTCATTTTATCTATATTTGGAAATGGTACAGATGGTGGAGGTGTATTTCTATAAATACATATACCAGCATCTACCCAACAAAAAAAATCAGAATGGAAAGGATTTAGTTCCAACGCTTTTTTGATTAAAAATATTTTTTCGTTCCATATTAAATTAAGTTCTTTACTTGGACAATGAAATGGATGGGTTACCATTCTATTTTTATATTGATACGTAACAAAATCTTGAATATTACATTCTACATAAAAAGTAGGTAAACCATCTCTAAAAGGTTTAATTATTTCAATCGTTTCTTTATCTCCAAAAAATACATAGGGACAATTAATTTTTAACGAATGTTGAAACCATGTGGTGTAATTATTACCATGTTTATTGGTTACGTTCCAAAATCCAGATACACATGTCATTTTCATATATTATTTCTCATATTTTGATTTTGGATTATGAACCCAAAATCAAATAAAAATTATACACATTTTTTATTTTTACGGCTCTTTTTGATAGTTTTTCGTTTAGATTTACTATCACTTATTTTAACAGGACCAAAGTGTCCCTTCTTAGCCGTGTAACCATATTTATGTAATCGTTTTTCACGGGTGGCAGTATCATGCTTACTTCTAGATACAATTCTTCCTGATTTAGAATAAATCAACTGCTCTTTAGTTAATTTACCCGAAGTTTTGTACGCAGTGCCGTGCATGACTTCTGCACGAGTTCCTATTAACTTTTTGAACGTTTTGCCATTTACATGGTACATTCCGTCTTCTTGCTTAAGTATATTCTTTGCCATAATATTAAAACAGAAAAAAAATAATTAAGGTTGTATATTCATAGTCTAATTACACAATGTTTAAATTTAATGTTTTGATCTTCGTTTTTTTGTTTTTGAACCACCAGAGGTAATTTTTTTATTTGTTAAAGGGTCGTAATATATATTACAATTTTCTTCATTTTGTTGTTTTCTGTATTCATTTGCCGTTTCGAGTAAATCTTTTGTATATTTATTATGTAAATGGTTATAGTCATATATTACGATACCTAATATATTCTCATTACCACGTCGATCATCGCTGCATTTTGACCATTTTTCAACTTTATATTCCCAATAAGATGCTTTTGTAGATACTGCATGTTTGTCTATACGTAGTCGTGTTTGTACTTTTTCAATTACAGTTAAATTAGATATAACTTTTAACAATTTTTGCCAAATTATTTCACTATCACCAGTAAGCAAAGGTTGTAATAGTTCATCTATAATTGGATTATTATTTCCATAATTAGCTGTAGTATAATCTTTTAACAATGTTTTTACTTCATGTTTTAAATTTGATAACGCTAATTGTTTTTTCATCAAGTTTTCTAATGTATCATCTGGATTAGTTAGTTCGTCTATAATTGAATTTTGTAATTCAGTTTTAAGATCGGATAACCTCAATGAAACATCTGATGATTGGGCTGGAGTAATTGTAAGTATTTTTGCAGGAGGAGGTATAGTGTTTATTTTCATTTTTATATTTTTTAATTCATCTTGTCTATATTTAATATCTGTTACTAATATTGGTTTATCTATAACATCCGGTTTGTCAGTTACTCCTAGTGAAAAATTTGTTATTCCAGGATAATTTTTATTTGGATTATAAGTAGGATATTGTTTTTTCCAATATCTAGACCAATTTCGCTCATTTTCATAATCTGTTTTTTTTTCGTTTTTTTCTCCTAACCATCCTCCTCTATATTTTTTATTGGTTCGAACGTTACGCTTCAATTTCATATTTTAAATATATATTTAAAATAAGTTATTGTATAAATTTATATAAAGTAACCAACCTACACTATTTTTATTTAGGTGGTAATTTTACATACTGTGGTAATACAGTCAACGTTGCTTGAGATGCATCTGCAGAAATGTTAGAAAAGGATTCTTTATGTATACCGTTGATTAATACAATTCCTAAACCAATAAATAATAAAATAAACGGAAAGAGAACAATAACCCAACTAATATTTTTATTTACAGTACATATTAAGTTAAGAATCCAAGTCCATACAACAATATATAACGCATTTAGTACAAGTATGACAGAAGTATTTTGTGGACAAGAATAACTTCCTAAATGAAATCTACCATTGCAATTTATATTTTGAAATAACATTAAAATATAAGATACCGTTGCTATGATAAAATAAAATTTAGCTGGAGTACATAATTGTTTAAACATAATAAGATACTATATTTTATTTACCCAACATATAGGATTTACTAATTGGTTGAGATACAGGGTCAGGATTAACTGGAGGATAAGATCCGTTAAAAGTATTATTGGATGAATTGTACATAAATGAACGTCCCATATTGACTAAACCTTGTGGTATTAATGTATCACTTGTATTTAAAGTAAATGGAGAACCACCCCGTAACGTTGTACTCCGTGTAAACCGCATTGGGTTTTGGTTGTAAGCATAATAACTACCTCCTTTATATCTTTTTTTTGTTTTTGTTTTTTTTGACCTTATTTTTCTTTTTTTTTGTAACGTTTTTCTCATATACTAACGATTTAAAATATTTAAAGATTAAATTGAATTATAAAAGTAGAATGTATAATAGTACAATGGATTCTTGGCCTATTATCGGTTCGTACTACAAGGACAGACATCTTGCACAATTAGTACGACATCAAATTGAATCATTCAATGACTTTATTACGAATCAAATTCCGCAAACAATTGAGATGTTTAACCCCATGATTATTCGTCCAGAACATTGTTTACATCCTGAATTAAAAAAATATTCATTGGAAGCTAAAATACATTTCAAAAATTTTCAACTTCATCGCCCACAAATTATAGAAAATAACGGTGCTACTAAACTAATGTTTCCGCAAGAGGCAAGAATACGAAACTTTACTTATTCGGGTAATACTACGGTTGATTTACACATCCAATATATTGTACGTACTGGTCCAGAGCTTGAAGATGTACAATATTACAATTCTATTTTAAACCAAATTCATATTGGTAAATTACCCATTATGTTACGATCGAATGCATGTATACTAAGTCAATATGCCCATTTAAACCATCATGATACAGATGAATGCAAATATGATCCTGGTGGGTATTTTATTATCAACGGTTCTGAAAAAACTGTACTTGCTCAAGAAAGAGCTCGTGAGAATAAAGTGTATATTTTCCCACCTATCAACAATACAAGCAAATATATTTATCAAGCTGAAATTAAAACATCTCCTGATCATAAACGGATTTCACCTAAACAAATAAGCATGTTTATTACTACCAATTCACAAAATGAACACATTATTCAAGTAAACATTCCAAGAATTAAAAAAGCTATTCCATTGTTTATTGTATTTCGTGCATTAGGACTTTTATCCGATTTGGAAATTTGTAAAAAAATATTGATTACGATGGATAAAAAATTACTAGATATTTTGAAAGGGTCTATTTATGAAGCCAACGAATATTTAACACAAGAAGATGCGATACAATACATTACATCCCATGCAATTTATACACCACTCAATATGGATATTGTTCATGGTGCGTTGAAAAAACGCGAGTTTACTGTAGAAGTATTAAAATCCGACTTGTTTTCCCATTGCAGAACCAAAGAACAACAGTTATACTTTTTGGGATATATGACTAAAAAACTTTTACTCTGTACTACAGGTGCATCTAAATGCGATGACCGTGATTCGTATTTGAATAAACGTATTGATTTGACAGGCACATTATTGAATAATTTATTTCGCAATTATTTCAATAAATTGGTGAAAGATATGTCCAAACAAATCATTCGTGAAATGAAGAATGGTTCCTGGAAATCAACCGACAATTACACACAAATTTTAAATTATACCAACGTTTACAAAAGTATTAAATCAACTACAATTGAAAATGGTATCAAACGTGCACTTTCTACCGGTGATTTTGGTATCAATAAAATTAATGTGCGTGTTGGTGTTGCACAAGTGTTAAACCGAATGACCTATGCTTCTATTTTAAGCCATTTGCGACGAATTAACACTCCAGTTGAAAAAAGTGGTAAATTAGTTGCACCGCGTAAATTAGCACCGTCTAGTTGGGGATTTTTATGTCCAGTAGAAACTCCAGAAGGCCCTACGGTTGGTGTTGTAAAAAATTTAAGTGTTATGACACATGTTACTATTATATCGGATAGTTCGTCACTATATGATATTATACTGCCACAAATTGAACCCCTCGATAAAGTAACGGATAAAACAACTAAAGTATTTATTAACGGATGTTGGGTAGGTGTTACTAGCGATCCATACCCAATCTATTTAGATTTAAAAGAAAAAAAATATGCATCTATTATTAATATTTATACATCAATTGTATTTGATTATACCATGAATGAATTAAGAGTATGCAATGATGCTGGGAGATTAGTACGACCTGTTTTTAAAGTACGCAACAATACATTATTACCCTTGCCTAAAAACCCAATATGGGAAAAATTAATTGTAAATTCAAACACAGAATCCATTATTGAATATATTGATCCTGATGAACAAAATGCATCTATGATTGCATTGTCAATGTCTAAAATGAAAAAAGAATACAAATACACACATTGCGAACTTCATGCAAGTACCATATTTGGTGTTCTAGCATCATGCAGTCCTTTCCCGGATCACAACCAAGCACCTCGTAACACCTATCAATGTGCAATGGCTAAACAAGCGATTGGTGTATACGGTACCAATTATCATACACGTATGGATAAAAATGCCTATGTTCTTACCTATCCTCATAAAGCATTAGTGGACACGCGAATTATGAAATTACTTAAAATGAGCGAACTTCCTTCTGGAACAACAGTCATTGTTGCTATTATGACCAATACGGGGTACAACCAAGAAGACAGTATTATATTCAACGAAGGCTCTATTCATCGTGGATTATTTTCCACTACAGTGTTTCATACTGAAAAAGATGAAGATAAAAAAATGCATGGTGATGATGAAATTAGATGTAATCCAGACCCTTCCAATACAACCGGTATGAAATTTGCCAATTATTCTAAATTAAATACAGAAGGTATTATGCCTGAAAATACAAAAATTGAACCTATGGATGTAATCATGGGTAAAAAGTCTCCGATCAAAGGTGCTAAAAATGATCCGAATGTAGTCTATAAATATAGAGATATGAGCAAATTTTACAGAGAAGAAAACTGTTTCATGGACAAAATTTATAGAGGTATCAATGGTGATGGTTACGAATGTTGGAAAGGTCGTGTTCGACACTTTCGAGAACCAGAAATTGGAGACAAATTTAGTTCACGGCATGGACAGAAAGGAACCATTGGCAACATTATTCCAGAAGTCAACATGCCATTTACCGCTTCAGGATTAAAACCTGATATTATTATTAATCCTCATGCAATTCCATCACGTATGACAGTGGGGCAATTAATAGAAACACTGTTGGGAAAAGTATTGTTGGAATTGGGTATGTTTGGTGATGGAACATCATTTACGGATGAATTTTCATCGGAAGAAATATCGAAACGGTTACAACAGTTAAATTATGAATCGCATGGAAATGAAATTATGTATGATGGTATCAGTGGTAAACAAATCGAATCTAATATATTTATTGGTCCAGCCTTTTATCAACGGTTGAAACACATGGTAGTTGACAAAGAACACAGTCGATCAATTGGTCCTATGGTGAATTTGACAAGGCAACCAGCTGAAGGTAGGGCAAGAGATGGTGGTCTTCGTTTTGGTGAAATGGAACGTGATTGTATGATATCCCATGGTGCAAGTAAATTTACCAAAGAACGAGTCTATGATGTATCCGATAAATACAAAGTACATGTATGTAAAATGTGTGGTTTGATTGCGGTATACAATGATAAAATGAACATACATATTTGTAAAACATGTGACAATCGAACAGATTTTATCCAAGTCAAAATTCCATATGCCTGTAAATTGTTGTTTCAAGAATTAAATACAATGAATATTGTACCTCGAATCTATACTTAAATAGGTGCATTCTAGTATAAGTAATGCAAGATAAACTTGATTTTTTTATAAAATCAAAACGTATTCCCAATATTATTTTTCATGGAGAACCTGGTTCAGGTAAAAAAAAGTTGTTGATTGATTTTATTCACAAAATTTATAATTACAACAAAGAAGATATTCAACAATATGTCATGTTTATTAATTGTGCTTTTGGAAAAGGTATACGATTTATACGGGAAGAGTTGAAACATTTTGCAAAAACAAATATACATGGCCAATTTAAATCCATTGTATTATTCAATGCTGAAAAATTAACAGTAGATGCTCAATCTGCCTTACGACGATGTATTGAACAATTTAATTTCAATACACGTTTTTTTATTGTCACGGATGACAAATTCAAATTATTAAAACCTATTTTATCTAGATTTTCTGAAATTTACATATCTTCCACAAAAAAGAATACTGTAGCAAATCCTGAATTTGATCTATTAATGAATCAATTAACACCTGACAATATTATGCAAATGGCTACTATTATATATGAACGGGCGTTTTCAGCCATTGATTTAGAAAATTACGTACTACATTCATGTACGACTCATAAATACAAATGGTTAATGTATTATTCTAAAATAAAACGTGAATTTCGTAATGAAATGTTATTACTTTATGTATTACTCTATTTTTATGTATTTCGTACAGAAATATCTGTTAATTTATTTATATAATCCATGGATGATACCAATGTAGTGAATCTTCACGAATCGCAACATGAGTGGGCTGTACGGTTAGTTCGGCTCATTCATCCTCCTATCTATGAAGGAATTATGACGATGTTTAAAGAAGCCGATGCACTTTGTATTCAATCAGAAGAACCTGAAAAATATTTAATGACATTTCAAAACTTTTTATCCCGTGTTCCCAAATGGAACGATGAAATTATAACGAAAGAAGTTACTCGTATTGTTGAAAAAAGTAAATGTACTTATTTAGAAGATTTGTTAACTTGTGTTCATATTACACATTTAAAAATTTTGTCAACTGTTCGTACGAGCAAAACTCAGAAAAAAGTAGAAATTGATATACCTAAATTAAATTCATTCATTCATGCCGTCTATATTCATATTGCCCGTGATCTCTATTCTAACGTGTATTTATTTAACAAAGATGTTCAACCTTTACAGTTTCAGCAAAATAGAAATGAAATTACCAAATGTATTAAGGAAGCCGTTTTAAATGCTGTTCGTGATAGTATTCCTGTAGATAAATTGTTGAGAGCTTATTTAGATGAAACTACCGATTTATTGAAAGAAGAAAAAATAAAAGAAAAGGTAGAAACAAAAGAAGATAAACCAGAAATTAAACCAGAAAAGAAAAATTTAAGCTTTTCAGATAATGATATGGCCATTACTGTAGATAATCAACATGAAACTATACATGCACCTAAAGATGAAAAAACACTAGAACAAATTGCTGAAATACGAAACAAGGAACGTAAAGCAATGGAAGCAGAAGAAGAGGAAGAAGATAAAATCAAATTTTTAGATGATGCAACCCCTATTTCAATAGATACTCTCCCAATTGAAGTTGTTGAACCACCCATTCATTTAGATTTTGAAGAATTAAAATAATCGTTTGTTTAGAATAGTTTTATTCTTAAAATACTGTATGCATAATTATCTTGTAGTATCATCTATCATTAGTGCTATATATAGCATACTCAAATATGCTGTTACATACAAAGAAAATTCTAAACCAGATATAAAAGAATCCATCATGGTATTTGCATGTACTATAGCAGGATTGTACATCTATGATAATTATATTGGCGTAGTTAGTAAACCTAAACTATCTGAAATCTTTACTGATCAACCATCTTTTTAAAAAAATTGAAATCAAATTTGTAATTTAGAGAATGCACAAAGGCCAACTACTGAAGATGAACTCTAAATCAACCATGACTCGCGAAGAACAGCGTAAGGCTCGTGCACGACTTGATCAAGAACGGCATATTGCCAAAGTGAAGAAAGAGAAAGCTTGGTTAGCTGCAAACCCGCACATCGCCGCTCAACAGGAACGTGAAAAAGAAGAACAACGTTTGAACCGTGAAACACTTCGAATGCTCAAGGCGATGAAAGAGGAAGAACTTACTCAGAAGAAAAATAAGAAGCCGGTCAACGCGTTTGCAGCTCTCATGGACGACTCGGTGTCTGAAGAAGAAGAAGAAGAAGAAGAAGAAGAAGAAGAAGCCCGCTATGTGGAACCAGAAGTTTGCGAATGTAAAATCGAGATGATAATAGCTAACCCACCTTTCAGTTCTAACGACATCCCTGCAACTGCATCCAAGAAGTTTGTCTGGGCTGACGAATGCGACGATTAAGGTACACTTTAAAAATCTGGGTCTTACGACCCTTTTTTTTGTACATACTATATATGCAACTCCTTCATATCGTTTTATTTTTAATTAGTTTTGTAGTAGGATGTTTTTTTATTTACATATCCCCTGTAGAACATAAAACGGTATTTGTCTATCCTACGCCTAAGAATGTTAAAAAAATTCAATACAAAGATAAAGCAAATCAATGTTTCAACTTTACAGCCAAACTGGTAAATTGTAAAGACCATAAAGTAAAAGAAATACCTGTACAATAAAATATAGACACATACTATGAAAAAGTTTATACAATCCCCTTATGGTAAAATTGTTATTTCTTTAATATTAGGGTTTGGCCTTTCTACTTTATTTAGAAAATCTTGCAACAGTAAAAATTGTATTGAATTTAAATCACCACCTTTAGATAAAATTAAAGACCAAGTCTATAAATATGATGAAAAATGTTATCTTTTCGAACAACATCATTCTAGCTGTAGTCCAGTTAAAAAAACAGTAATGTTTGCGTAAAATCAATCAAAAGAAGGTATATAGTATAAATATGAGTACTCCTATCTCTGAACTTCCGTATAATACTGCTACCAATACGGTATCTCCCACTACTGAACTTCCAGCACGTGATATTCCACGTGAAACGGTTAATCATGCTACAGATCCACAAGTTACGGTTAATTATGTTCCACCTAAACAACCTGAATATATTGAACAACAACCGGTTCAATATCAACAGCCAATGCAAAGTAAAATAGATAAGTTATTTGAAGAATTTAAGTTACCTATTTTATTATCTGTTCTTTATTTTATTTTTCAAATGCCTAGTGTGCAATCGTTTATTATTCGTGTTTTTCCATCCGTATCACATGCAGGTGAATTAACTACACTAGGTGTAGCTGTAAAAAGTATTCTCTTTGGTCTTGCTTACCATGTTTCTATGTTTATGATGGATTATTTAAACCAACCTTAAATTTTTACGTGTAAATTTATTTTTAGTGAACATGGAACGAACTAAACGCATATTTTTAACATCTCCTTTTCGGTCCGTTGATTTAAGATCACGATTACGATAAAAAATTGTATTTTTGTCTAATTGATCTAATCTTACATTTTTTGGAACTTTTTCAAATGAAGGTGCATTTTCAAAAACAAATGCATCCGGTAAATAGGTATCGATAAATAATCCAAACGCTATATCATCAATAATATCATATCTTAGCTTTGATTTATATTTTACCATATAAGATACAACATTTTTTGACATAATAATACTTGTTCCTTGAAAATATTTTGTACCGAATAATTTTTTATTTTTTATACCATATTCAGGATGAAACCATTGGAGTGTAATCAGGTTTCCACCTGTGTATATACTTTTTTTAGTTATAGATGAACAATATTTAATTAATGCAGGAATATTTATAATTGTAGAAATATTTGTTCGAATCATATAATCAAATTCTATATGTTGTAGTGCGTAATTTAATGCTTCTATTGTTTTATATGTAATATTTAAAAAAGCTTCTTCACCTTTAACATATATAATATCTTTTTCTATTTCAATCATATTCGTTTGTTTCCTTAAACAAACAAAGTAATAAATTACATTAGAATATTGATGTACATACGATCGTTGAATTTTTAACATTTCATCATATTTTTTATCATTGGAATAAATGGATAAAATCAGTAATTTCATACTATATTATTATATTTTAATCGGTACCCATTTTTTTACTATTTCATTCCATTTACAATACATTTTAATTTGTTTACTTTCAAATTCTTCTTCTTCATCACTATCTTCAATAGAATCTATTGTAACCTCCTTTTTAAACAATTTATTTAACATTACACTTCTTTTGTGGGTATCGACATGTGCAATCGAATGATATACATTTTCTAATGTATATACTTCATAAATATCACGAAGATTTGTAGAATGAATCCAAAAAAGTTTCAATACGGTTTGATCTACATAATTCACTATTTTATGTTCTGTCATTATTTTAATACAAAAAATTTTATAAGATGCTTCTATATTTTCAATACGAAAAGAGGTAACAGGCATAAAAAACATACATTGGGTTTTTGACATTTTTTCATTAAAAATATATTTTTCCAAGATAGATTCCATTAATTTATATTTTTTAAAATAACATGTATCTACTGAAGTGTTTTTGTATTGAAAAATATTATGAATCACAAAACAAGGTTGTGATTCATAATGTAAATATGTACCTTGAATAACGGTTCCTATTAATTCTGCATCAAATATAGTATCTAACGGGTATTTTTTATGTATTTGACGATCGCGAATGTCTAACATAAAACAAGTAGGATTATTATTAACAAGTGAAAACATTACACATGCTAATTTACCTACTGGCTGTGCTAAATATATGGCATTGGGAATATAAATTTCTTTATGTACAAAACTTTCTTGTGGAAGTTTAATCTCCATATTATATCACGTTATTTTTTTTTAAACTGATTCAAATATTCTTTTAACTCATCTTTGTTTTGAGTTACTATTTTTTCTTTCTCTTTTTCTTTTTTTTGTACTTCTTGTAAATCTTGTAAAACAGATGTGTGTATGATTTCATGCACTTTAGGTATAGTTAAATTAGACTGTAAATAATTATATATATGATGAAGTAATAACATAATAATAAATGTAATGACTCCTGTATATAATATGTTAAACATAAAATATTTTATTATTATTTTCCTAGTAATTTAAACATAATGGTCAATCAATTCACTTTATTTAATGAATCAATGTCATTCTTATGTTTTTTGTATTTAAAAAGGTTAAATATTCTTCATTCCTCAACCTCCTCTTTTTTTGTATCGTATAGTTCTGTTTCTATGTCTATTTCTGTTAAACCGTCTTGTTTTGCGATAAGATCTCATAGTTATTAACTAGATTTTAAATCGGGTTGAGGAACAAGAATCAAATCAAAAATAAAAAGAAGTACAAAAAAATAAAGATAAGGTGTATAAGCATAAGAGGGTACTTTTATAAATGACATAATACTAGTTACAATAACAATCATTATAATACTATATAAGGTATACAGAAGTAATTTATCTTGCATATGTTTTATTTTTATTTTTTGCAAATAGATTCGTTCATTTTGATTGTTCTTGATTCTAAAATAAAGGTAGATGCTTCTTTGGCTTTTTCTTCATCTTTGAAATAATTACCTAAACTTGTCATAATTGTCTTTTTATTCAAAGGTGTTTTTGTTTTTCGGACCTGGCGTATTAATTTACCGTCATTGTTCAAATCAAAAGCATCAATTTCCTGCTCTTTCATGACTTGCAATAATTGGTCCGATAATTTCTTTTTTTTTAGGTTTAAATCTCGAATTTGACGTTTATAATGGGCAATTTCATCATCTATTTTAACCCAATCTTTGATATGGGTTTTTAATTGTTGTTTGTCCATACTTTTATATCATGTAATAGTGTTTAAACAATATTTAGGAATTAATTTCTAACATAAATATATGCCATCTGGAACTGGTTGTATAAAAGAATGTTACAAAGGGAAAAATCATATAAGAGAAAACTTTCCAGAGTGTGAACCAGACTGTAAAAAATTTGTCAAAGGATGGTGGTCTATGGGCGGAAAAAGTAGAAGAGTTCGTAGACGAAATAGAAAAACACGCCGTAGATAAAAATATTTATCTATAGTATGAGTGAAATAAGTGTACCAATCGGCAATTTACAACCAGGTATTCAATATACTGTAACATATGGAATACCTGGACAGGCGAATCAAACAGTAACAGGTACACTGCATAGTTTAGGACAAAATATTGTTATTAAAACACAAACTGGAATGATTAATTCATTTCCGGTTGAATGGTTTAGAAGTGCACACGTATATGTAATTCCTGAATTACCAGGTGATTTGAATAGACATATTAATTCTTTTGGTAGTGCTGGTGGAACTCGTAGAAGAAACAGAAAAAACAGAAGAAACAGAAGAAAGTCAAGACGTAATCGTAAATAAAATTGATTTAAATCTATCACATCCGTTTAAACATACACCATGAAAGTAACTGCTATCCTACTCTCTCTTATGCCGTCCCTTTCAGCTCTAGAACCTAAATTGTGCAAGAATTGCAAACATTTTATACAGCATCCTAGAGATATAAAATTCAGCAAATGTTCGTTGTTTCCCAAGTTACAAGAAGATAATTATATATTGATTGATAATATTGTACTTGACATACCCGTTGAATATTATCATTGTTCTATAACACGAAATTATAATCATATGTGCGGCAAAAAGGGTAACAAATATGAAGAAAAATAATTACTTAAATCTATTATAGCAACTATTCTAATGAAAATAGTTGTTATATTATCTATTTTTTTAACCAGTTTAGCTTTTGAAACTCCCCAACTGTGTCTATTTTGCAAACATTCTTTTCACACTAAGAATATTAAATTTAGCAAGTGTTCTTTATTTCCAAAAATAAAAGAACTAGAGAAGGATGAACCTGTATCTTATTATACATGTTATACAGCAAGAAATATGGATGACATGTGTGGTAATGAAGGAAAACGGTTTGAAAGTTAAACAATGTTAGTTACGTAAGGTTTATAAAAAGGAAGACTGTATCCAGAACTATATCCTACATTCGATAAATATTGTGTATTTCCACCACGAAGTCTACGCGTTTTTTTGTTTCTGTTTTTTCTTCTATTTCTACTTTTAAGGTTTCTCTTGCCCATATATTTACCCTACATTATTTTTACTTATTGATTTCAAAGGTGAAAAAATAGCGGTAAATATTTTTCTTAATAGAATTGCAAGACAAATACCTATAATGACAAATAACATAGCCCATAACCATTCTAAATTCATTGGTGATTGTGTAGCTTCTTGATATACTACTTCGGTATCTTCATCTGTAGGTTGACAATCGATATAAATTTGTCCATCTCCTGCAAACCCGTTTTCAATCGTACCTTTTTCGTTGAAAAAACTTTTTCCTTCATGGATCGGAATATACGCATCATGAATTAATTTCCCTAAATTATCCATGCTTTCTTTTCCAACAGTTATACTTCCATGTTTGTGATGAAACACTACATATTGTACATTTGTATCGGGTAAACATGTTCCATATGGTAATGGACCTACGTAAGAAAAATAAGAACTCTTAGGAATTAAGTTATTTGCATTGAAATCTTGTATATTTAGTGTTGCTGCTTCACTAGAAGTTGTTGTATATTTTATAATATCTTCTACGATTGTAGTTCCTTTATTTGAATTAGTTTCTAATATAGTAATAGGAATACAAATAAGAAGACCGTTTCTACCTCCTGAATGGGCAATAATTAATTCCGCTTCGGCATACACACCATCATACGAATGAATAGACGGTTTAAAAATACGAATTTCATTTGGAGTATATGAAACTGAATTAAACATTATATCACTTTTTCCATCATAGGTAATAATGAGTTGATCTTTTGCATTTCGAAGTAAACAGCTACTATTTCCATAATTATACCATAATTTACATTTTAAATTACATTTATCTGTTTGTTGGCGTACAATATTAATAGGCACATTGCATGACATACATATTCATTACTTTTTATTTTTAAAGGCATTTTGTAAAAATCCCTCGGGCAATTGCTTCATCATAGAACTTGCCTGTTTCATTAACGGACCTAATTGTCCAGCTAATTCGTGTAATTTATCTTGACGTTCCATTAAACCGTTTGCAGTAGATGTTAATCCTTCTAAAGTAGTCATATCGATTTTTGCATCTGCAGCGTTATCTGCGGTAGAACTAGGAGCTTTATTAGCTACAGGTTGTGGTTCACTTGATTTGGTAACTACTTTTCTTTGTTTAGGTTTGGTTTTTTTTTTATTTTCTAATCCTTCTTGTAACAAATTACTGGCACGAAATACGTTTGCACATACAATACCAATGATTAACGATAACTGTAGACTTGCTTTTAATGTAGTAGCCACAAATCCTGCTAATGCAAAAATGATGATAGAATTCCAATCATGTGCTGTTACAAAAGCAACTATGTTAAAAAAGGCAATCGCAGCAACAACATACAATACAATATTACTATTTTCTAAAGAACCTCCACGTTTTTTCATAGTATAGTATACGATAAAAAATTGATTTTATAAAAGATATTTATTTCTCTTATAAAATGTACGTTTTGGCGACTAGTTTTGAGAATGAAAAATACCATGTAGTCGATAATATTTGGAATCCGGAAGAATTTTATACAAATCAACATGTAAAACGTATGCGTCGTCATTCGTTACGCCTAGATATTATTGATATGGTAGAAAAAGAAAATTATGACATTTGTATTTTTAAAACATTTTGGTTATCTATTTTTCAACGAAAAGTGCGACGTCTGCTTTTTCGCGATTTGTAACCACCTCTTTTTTTAGTGTTACGATTTTTACGACGAGAACGACGACCACCAAATCTAATTCGTCTATATACATCTGGTGCACCAGCTGGTCCTCCTAAGAGTTTTACTTGAAATCCAACTACTTTTGTTGGATCTGCAGAATCTCTAAATACATCGGTTATCCTAGCTTGTCTACCTGACTCTAAAGTTACTGTAGGTTTTAAATCTACATCAGGCTGTGCGTCTGCTTCATCTCCTAATGCATCTGCTCTTACTCTGTCTGCCATAGAAAGAGCAATAGGTAGCGGTACAATAGGTCCTGATGGAGCAGGTGGAAATACTGGGGCTGCAGCAGGACCGCCACCACCACCTCCACCTGGGCCAATCGGGAGAGGTGCTGGAGGTGGTAAACCCACTGGACCGTTTGGATAATTAGCAGGTTGTGCAGGAAATCCAGGTGGTAATCCATTGTATGCAGCATCTCCTATTGGTAATTTACGCAATACAGGTTCAAATTGTCGTAAACTGTCAAATATAGCTAATCTGTCTGCATCACTGTTTGCTCTTTGCAATGCTTCTTGTACTTCCATAAATTTTCTGTAAATGGCATCTCCTTGTGCAGGGTCAATATCACCTGCAGCTGCAGCAGCAGCAATAGCAGCCGCAACTTGAACATCTCGTAAACTATAAACAAAATAATTAATCCATTCACTTAAACTAGCTACAAAGGCACCTTGCCGTGCATTATAGGCTGCCAAATCATTATCTACTTCCGCTATTTTAGCATTTATATCAGCATAAGTTACAGGATTAGGAATAGCCATACTATAGTAACATATAATTATTTTGCTAAAGCGTGAACTGATTCTTGAACATCTTTTAATTTCGTTAACAATTCAGTTTGTTCATGTTCAATGTGTCTTAATCCAGTATCGGATAAAAAATTACGTTCGCGAATGTCTTGCAAATGTTCTAAAATACGTTTCAGTTGATCTTGTTGTGATTCTTTTTGGGTTTGTAATTTTTTATACAAGTCTTCATAATCCGCAATGACATGCTTTAATAATTCATTGTCTTCTGCACGTGTTTTTACACGTTCCATATTTTCTTTTAATGTATCGATCGATTGACATGTACGATGAGTTCCATTTGGACACCGAGATATAGGTACACATTTTCCGCATTTCATATATGACCCAATAGGGCATCTACCGCCTATCATATAAAATTGATATATTATTTTTAATCTTGTAAAACGATAAAATGAATCGTGCACTCGTAGAAGAACAAGATTGGGAATACAATGAATCTCTTCGTATCGATCAGGAACGCGAAGAAGAATTTTTACGTGAAGCATATGGTATACCTAAAGTCGAAGCGAAAGTCGAAGCGAAAGTCGAAGCGAAAGTCGAAGATGAGCCAAAATTAACAGCATCTCAACTTCGAAACGCTCGAATCCTATATTATGAAAAAAAAATTGATTTAAAAAAATAGAGGTAGTAATAGTATCCAAATGGCTACTTACGTTGATGCTACCGCCCCTAACACTGTTTCCGCCGTGTCTTTTGGTGAACCTAAGACAAATGCGAGTGGAGGCAAGAATGTCGCACTATTCCATAACCGTGCGATTTATACTTTTACAACCCCGATGGTCCCATGTTACGGAGTGAATGAAAATAACTTCGATGGCAAGGCACCGACTTACGATATTACGATTCAGCTGGGTAAGGACGATGAATCGATGGCATTTATCCAGAACATGTTGAACCTCGAACGAATCATTAAAGAAGAAGCACTCAAACAGTCACGCAAGTGGTTCGGCAAGCAGATGTCTGAACTAGTGATTAATGAATTCTGGACTCCATTTGTAAAGTTCCCGAAGAACAAGGAAACTGGTGAAGTGGACTTGACCAAGTCTCCTACACTTCGCGTGAAGTTGTCCTACTTTGACGGTGCATTCAAGTATCTCGAAACCTACAATGTATCCAATCAGCTTATTTATCCTAAGAATGATGGCACAACACTTCAGGAACTAATTCCAAAGGGTTCTGAAGTCAAGTGTCTTGTTCGATTGAATGGAATCTGGTTTGCAGGTGGTAAATTTGGATTGACCGGTAAGCCAATTCAAATCATTGTTCGCCCAAAGGCAAGGATCATGCCTGGTGTGTGTCAAATGATGATGCCTGCTGCATCATCGAAGCCAGCTGCTGCTCTCGACGATGAGATGGAAATTGCACCTGCACCACCCAAGACAACTGAAATGAATGTAAGTGTAGAAGATTCCGATGATGAAGACCCCGACAAGGAATACACGTCTATTCCATCCAGTGCAGCAGAATCAACGGAAACAGAACCTGTTGAACCAGCAGAAACATCCGATCCAGCAGCTACTCCAGCACCAGTCAAGCGTCGGCCTCGTGTGGTAAAAAAGGAATAATTTAACGTCTAGTTGTAATTGCTGTATTTGCTCTTGCCCCCATTTCACCACCCGACCCACCTCTGTAACTACGTCTACGTCTCGACTTTCTATTTTTTCTGGAACGACTTTTGCGGCGGCTTCCACCAAGTTGTTTAAACAAATTACCTAGCATATTTATAGATTAGAAAATAATTTTTTAAGTTCCGTAAATTGTTTTTTTTCGTTAAAAAGTTCAATGGTATCAAATAAATTTTTGGGACGAATAATTTGACGAATGATTTTTTTTGTTTCTAAAACTATTTCATCCATTTCTTCTAAAGAAGGAAGAAATGTATCTTTTATTAAACGGTCCAAAATTTTATCTAAAGTTACATACAATTCATATATTTGTTTCAAGTGGTATGCATAATTATACGCAATATGTAAATCACTTAGCGGTTCTACTAAAGAAGTTAAACTATGATCTTTCATTTCTTGTAATTCAGGTACAATTTTTACTTTTTTTATTTTTTGTATAGCATAATATACTTGAAATGCTTTTACATAATATTTAGCCATATTGTAGTGTAAAGATGGTATATTCGAATATGTTTTACCCTTAAACTTATTTCCCTTGTGTTGTATTTTTATAATGGTTAATAATTCTGCAGCAAGTTGGTTAGAATAAGTTACATTCATATTTTCTTCACTTTCATATATAAATTCTATTAATTTTTTTTCTACTATATCCATACACTATTTGTGTACATTATTTTAAAATTGAAAAATAAATGAAACAATATTTAGTTATACAATGGATTCTATTTTAGAACAATTCAAACCTACTTTACCTTATATTGAAGTATCCGACGCAGAATCGTCTGAATGTTGTAACTCTTGTAATTCGCCTACTCGAATGACCGAAGATGGATTTATGGTTTGTTCCAACCCGATGTGTGGTACAGTATCTATCCATGTTATTGATGATGCACCTGAATGGCGTTTTTACGAGGAATCGTCTACGAATCCAACCCGATGTGGGTTACCTACCAATCCACTTTTACCTAAATCATCGTTTGGATGTAAAATAGGACGTAGTGGAAAATTATCTTACGAAATGCTTCGTATTAGTCGATGTAATGATTGGTTATCGATGCCTTATAGTGAAATTGCAAAATACAATGCTTTTCAATACATTAATTTGATGGCATCCAACGCAGGTATTCCTAAACGAATTGTAGATGAAGCATGTTCTTACCACAGTCAAATATCTGGACACCAAACATTTCGTGGGTTGAACAAAGATGGTATTATTGCAGCATCTATTTACATTGCATGTCGTATAGAAAATTATCCTAGAACAGCAAAAGAAATTGCCAGAATGTTTCATTTAGACAGTACAAGTGCTACTAAAGGTTGTCGAAATGCCATGACCATTATTAACGAACTAGAACAAAATAAAGTAAATTCATCCCAAATCAAATATACCAACACAACCCCATCCTCTTTCATTCCACGATATGCAAGTCAGTTACATATGGCAAGTAATTATATTAAATTAGCTAATTTTATTGCCATGAAAATAGAAAAAAATAACATGATACCAGAACATACTCCAAATTCAGTTGCAGCTGGAATTATTTACTTAATCTCGAATGAATTTGAATTGAATATTTCTAAAAAAGATATTCAACTCATTAGTGATATTAGTGAAGTGACCATTAATAAATGTTTCAAAACCATTGAACATATAAAATCATTATTGATACCGTCTAATGTTTATGCGGAATTCAACTCAAGGACGTAAACTAGGGTTTACACATAATTCTTCTGTAGAATATATTTGAGTTTCACATGGCGTTTTTTTATCCACTTTTACACAACTTCGTACACCTTTCCATTCTCCTACATAACAATAACCAGCACCTTGAATTGTACTAGAACTTTCATCTGGGACAGGTGTTTTTAATGGTTTGGGTTTTCTAGATATTTTATTGATTACTGTTTTAGATCCAATCGAAGTTTCATTCACTACATTTTTACTTAAACTAGAAGAAAATGTAATAAGTAAATCTATTGTATTTCGTGCAAATTCAATAACGTCAACAATGACAGAAAAATAGGGACTTACAAAATAGTACACTAATGCAACAACAATACAAATAATAATGGCAATATAATATCCACGGTTGGATGGTGGTTCAGGTATTGGTTGTATGTCCATATATTAATCGTATGAAATTAATATTTACGACTTTTTCTATTTCTTGTTCTTTTATTTCTTCTTATTTTTCTATTTCTTCTTGTTCTTCTTGTTCTTCTTCCTCCAATTTTTTGACCTGTATTTGCTTGAGCTTTAGCATTGCTATCCATCTTTAGTTGTGCATTCATCATTCTTTCATTATTTGTATTCGGATTATTAGGAGATACTTGATTTCTTGCATTTACGGTTTGAGGTACTTCTACAGTTTCACCGCCAGCACCACCTGACTGTGCTAATTTATTTTGAGCAGCAGTACGTTCATTCATTTGATTGATTGAATTTTGTTTAGGAGTTGCTCCGTTGGTATCATACACCTTTTGCGAAAAATCTCTCATAATCTATTGTGTTATTTTTTTAAATATAGAATATGTTTAGTAAAATATGAACGATAACGAAAAATATCAATTACAGCAAATGATTGAGCAAAATAAAGTGATTGATAATACACATGTTCTTCGGGAATTAAAACACAGTTCTGAAATTACTAAATGTGTTTTAAAAATACTAGAATTAAAAAAATCACATCGTGTCTTATTAGAAACAGATAAACCTAAATTTGAAGAACTTGTCATGAAAGATTGCAGTTTTTTGTTTTTTAATTACATGCAATTATACAATACTATTTTGAAAGAAAATTTGGATATGAACATTATGAATCAATTATTAACTACCTTAAGCAAAATTGAAAATGGTGAATGTGATCAACACGAAGGAAGTTTTGAAGTGGGTAAATTGTTGAAAACCATTTATATTGATGGAACTCTAAAAGATATTCAAAAACGTGATGAAGAAAATAAAACAGTATACAAAGAACCAAAAACAATTCAATGGTCCGAGTACAAAAAAAATATGTAATACTACTATATGGTATTTAATAATTCAAAACTTGGCGGTGGATTTAATGGAATTTCTCCAAAAGTAACCATTACTACGCAACAGGGTAATTCGAATGTTGCACCTTTAGGTGAAGCAAGTCAGATACCTTTAGACAGAATGTATATTCGTAAAGCATTTCCTACAAATAAATTTAGAAATAAATATATTTTAACCAATAAATGGGCCCAAACACCGTTTCGCGTTGCTATGAATGCAGGTGATTTACTTCTTCGGCAACATGAAGGAGGTGGAACCAACCAAATAAAAGGTTCCGTTGGTATTGGGCAACACAGAAATACATTAGGGTCGGTTGACGGAGTTACCAAAGGAGATGGTGCTTCAGGTAACCAACACTATGTATACGATTCGTCTGTCTACACTAGTTATAAACGTAGACTTTCCAAGAATAAAAATTACAACGATTCTAGTTTTGGAGGCGATGAAAATCATTCTACCTTTTCACCTATAATGGCAATTCGCAGAGGTTAATTTAAAAAAGTATATGTATACTATATGAGATCCATTGGTGTTCATCGAGAATCCATTACTACTCTTGCTTCCGATACGAATTCCCATAATCAAGATTTTTCACTACAACGTGAAAAGGCACGTCAACATGTAAGAGAAAATATGATTAAACAGGACAAAATTAAAAAAGTAGGTATTTTAGATAGTTCGCAAAGAACTTCTATCATTTCATCTGATTTGAGCAGACCTACTATAGAGCGAACTGACTATGCACTAAAAAATGGAAATGTTGTGAAAGCTGCATTATCTCGCGTTCGAAATAAAGGATGTGTTCCTCCTAAAAAAAAAAATAGTAAATAAATATATGATTGGAGGAGCAGGAGAACCACAAACATCTATTTTATTAAATAAAACACTTAAATGTATTGTTTTATTATTGGAAAAATATAAAATAACCGATTGGTTTTTAGGTTATGGAACATTACTGGGTATCGTAAGAAATAATTCATGTATAAAAAACGATGATGATGTTGATATTATTATCAATCGTATGAACAAAGATGATTTATACAAATTGGCAAAAGAAAATAATTTTAAGATTACTATTAAAAAACACATTTATTTTTTAAGATTTGAAAAACCTGACTATGCTCCTATTGATTTTTATTTAGCTAAAGTAAAAGATGATATGTTTATAGATACATGGGAAAATACACGATGGACAGATGTATATCCTTTAGTTAAAAAGAAATGGAAAGGTATAACTTTACAACTACCTCACCAATACATAAAAAAAATAAAAAATCGGTATGGACCTACATGGAGAACTCCCAAAAAATCAAAAGGAGTTCCACGAACAATGAAGAAACCATCATTTATTTAAATAATTTCATTATAGTATGAATTCTAATGAAATTAATTATTGGTCTACTTTTTATAAAAAGTTTAATGAAACAAAACCATCTGATTTTGCATGTTTTATCGTAAACTATTTGAAAGAATATACTGGAAAACTATATATATTGGATGTAGGATGTGGCAATGGGCGTGATTCTAATTTTTTATCATTAAGTTATCCTACTACAGGAATCGATATATCTGTTGTACCTACTACTACAAATCCACAATTACAATTTGTACAAGGAGATATGACAACCATAGATAAAAGTCCATACAATGTTATTTATTCACGTTTTACTTTTCATAGTATTTCAAACGAACAACAAGAAAAGTTAATTGAGAGTATACTACCTAACACATTTTTGTGTATTGAAACACGAAGTGATCACGATAATGACGATAGAACGTTTGGTAATACCCATTACCGTAATTTAACCAATATGGAATATTTAATTGCATTACTTGCAAAATATAATTTTACCATTTTGTATAGTATAGAAAGTAATAATTTAGCCATATACAAAGAAGAAAATCCAATTTGTATACGAATTATTTGTAAAAATTAAAATGCTAATATATGGAATCATTAAAAACATTTTCAAACAATTCGGATAGAATTCAACATCTTCAACAACAAACGAATTATAAAGATGTAAAAAAATTACCTGCTTACTATCCATCCTATGCATTTCAGTTATCGTTAACCAATGGATATAAAAAATGTAAATGCCCGCAACTCATTCGGTATTAGTACTTTAGCTATTATTATTGTGTATCTTTAATATATGAATTTATGTTTTAATTTAGATGGAAAAAAACAATGTTGGCCTCCTCCTAAATTACCCAATGGAACATTAAAGCCTAATAATGGAAATATGTCAACCAAAATGAGACGTTCTCTACAAATTAAATTACAAATATTACATGGTTCTTACTTTAAAAATGGTGAAGAACCAACAAAATGTAAGAATACATTATAAAAATATATTATTTAGTATATGTATAATTTTAATTACAATTGTAATGAAAAAAATTGTTGTAACCAACCTGGTGGAATCACGGGATCAATTCAATATAATGATGGAAACAACAATTTTGCAGGTAACAATGTATTTCGATATTATGAAACCGGTACAACTGGTGCAACTGGAACATTTTTTATACAGGGAGGGAATACAGGTGTTACAGGGTTTAATACATTATTTAAAAAAGATTTACATTCTGGTAAAAAGTTATATATTAATCCAACTACAAGTATTGGAACGATACAATCTATTGTAAATGATACTAGTTTATTTCTTACAACAGTGGTAGATCAATCTTATAATAATCAAACTTTTATGACGAATGAATATAATGTATTACAACTCGATGGAGATTTTTTACCTTCTGAAGCAGATAAATATTCATTAGGAAATTCTGAAATGTATTGGAGAGAGTTACATGTGGGACCTGGTACAATTACATTAAGTAATGTTAACAAACAAAGTGCGACTATTTCATTAAATCAAAATAATATTATTTATTTCGATACAGGGTCAGCAGGACCATATAGTATTATTGGTCCTGATTTAAATAATACAGGAAATGTAGGTGGATGGAAATTAAGTACAGATGGTGTTCCTGGAACAGATACTTATGATTTAATAGCAACAGAAGTCAACATTATTCCAGGTTTACCTGATATTTTAGAAACAGATGTAAAATTTTCATTGATTCGTGGAAGAACTGGATCAACAGGTGCAACAGGAGCCACTGGAGAAACTGGAGCCACAGGTCCAACAGGATCAACAGGAGCCACAGGATCAACAGGTGTCACTGGTGAAACAGGAGCAACAGGAGCCACTGGAGCAACAGGAGCCACTGGTGAAACAGGTGCCACAGGAGCCACTGGTGAAACAGGAGCCACTGGAGAAACTGGAGCCACAGGTCCAACAGGATCAACAGGAGCCACAGGTGTCACTGGTGAAACAGGAGCAACAGGAGCCACTGGTGAAACAGGTGCCACAGGAGCCACTGGTGAAACAGGAGCCACTGGTGAAACAGGTGCCACAGGAGCCACTGGTCCAACAGGAGCCACTGGAGCAACAGGTGCCACAGGTGCCACAGGTGCCACTGGTGAAACAGGAGCCACTGGAGCAACAGGTGCCACTGGTGAAACTGGAGCAACAGGAGCCACTGGAGCAACAGGAGCAACAGGAGCAACAGGTGCCACTGGTGAAACTGGAGCAACAGGAGCCACTGGTGAAACAGGAGCAACAGGAGCAACAGGAGCAACAGGAGCAACAGGAGCCACTGGTGAAACTGGAGCAACAGGAGCAACAGGAGCCACTGGTGAAACTGGAGCAACAGGAGCAACAGGAGCCACTGGTGAAACTGGAGCAACAGGAGCCACAGGAGCAACAGGAGCCACTGGTGAAACTGGAGCAACAGGAGCCACAGGATCAACAGGTGCCACTGGTGAAACAGGATCAACAGGTGCCACTGGTGAAACTGGAGCAACAGGAGCCACAGGAGCAACAGGTGCCACTGGTGAAACAGGATCAACAGGAGCCACTGGTGTCACTGGTGAAACAGGAGCAACAGGTGCCACAGGTGCAACAGGATCCACTGGTCCAACAGGAGCAAGAGGAGCCACGGGTGAAAAAGGAGCAACTGGAGCTACTGGTGAAACTGGAGCAACAGGAGCCACTGGTGAAACTGGTCCAACAGGATCAACAGGAGCAAGAGGAGCCACGGGTGAAAAAGGAGCAACTGGAGCTACTGGTCCAGGTATAAATATATTTAGCACAAATAATACAAGTGCTGGAATAAATACAAATACAAATACAGGAACTATAAATAATACTTCATTTGGGTATGAATCAATGAAACTTAACAATATATCAGGAAATAATGCAAGTAATTATAATACTGCATTTGGGTCAAAAGCATTATCTTTAAATATAAATGGATATCACAATACATCAGTTGGATATAATGCTTTAGTAAACAATACAGCAAATACTAATACTGCATTTGGTTCACAATCATTACATTACAATACTACTGGTGTGTATAATATAGCAGTTGGATTTCAAACATTATTTAATAATAAAACTGGTGTATATAATGTAGCAATTGGTTCTGATTCTTTACATTTTAGTACAGGATCTTATAATACTTCAGTAGGAACTTACTCATTATATAATAATACAACAGGAAATAAGAATTCTGGTTTTGGAGATGAAACATTAAATAATCTTACAACAGGATCAAATAATATTGCATTAGGTTATTTGGCAGGCACTAATTATATCACAGAAAATAATAATATATGTATAGGTGCAACAGGAAACACAGGTGAATCCAATGCAATTCGTATTGGTAGTACACATACTAATTTTTATACTCCATTACGAAATGAAACGACTTTATCGGGATATAAAAGTGTAGTCTATAATAATAATACAAAAGAACTTGCATATTCAAATACGTTAATACCAGGTGCCACTGGTGAAACTGGTCCAACAGGAGCCACTGGTCCAACAGGTGAAACTGGTCCAACAGGAGCAACAGGTGCCACTGGTCCAACAGGTGCAACAGGTGAAACTGGTCCAACAGGAGCAACAGGTCCATCAGGAGCCACAGGAGCCACAGGAGCAACAGGAGCAACAGGAGCAACTGGTCCAACAGGTGAAACTGGTCCAACAGGAGCAACAGGAGCAACAGGTCCAACAGGTGCAACAGGTGAAACTGGTCCAACAGGAGCAACAGGTCCAACAGGAGCCACAGGAGACACAGGAGCAACTGGTCCAACAGGAGCAACTGGTCCAACAGGTGAAACTGGTCCAACAGGAGCAACAGGAGCAACAGGAGCCACAGGAGCAACAGGAGCAACAGGAGCAACAGGAGCAACAGGTGCCACTGGACCAACAGGAGCAACAGGAGCAACAGGTGCCACTGGTGAAACTGGTCCAACAGGAGCAACAGGTCCAACAGGTGCAACAGGTGAAACTGGTCCAACAGGAGCAACAGGAGCAACAGGTGCCACTGGTCCAACAGGAGCAACAGGAGCCACTGGAGCAACAGGAGCAACAGGAGCCACTGGAGCAACAGGTGCCACTGGCGAAACTGGAGCCACTGGACCAACAGGAGCAACAGGTGCCACTGGACCTAAAGGAGATACTGGTGCAGGTTTAACAGGTGTTAATATAAATAACCATAATACTAGTGTAGGAATACCTACACTGAATGTATATATTGCAGGGGATGATAATACAGCTGTTGGTTATAATTCATTATTTGATAATACATATGGACAACAAAATACAGCTTTGGGTTCTTATTCATTAAATAAAAATATAGGTTCGAGTTATAATACCGCTGTTGGTTCTAATTCATTATTTGATAATACATATGGACAACAAAATACAGCTATTGGCAGTTATTCATTAAATAAAAATATAGGTTCTAATTTTAATACAGCTGTTGGTTCTAATTCATTAAAATTTAATAATGGTGAAGAAAATACAGCTGTTGGTTGTAATTCATTGACTACAAATACAACTGGGCAATTTAATACATCTGTTGGCAGTTCTTCATTATACACAAATACAACTGGAATTGAAAATACAGCTGTTGGTCGTAATTCATTATATACAAATACAACTGGGAATTATAATACAGCTGTTGGCAGTTCTTCATTATACACAAATACAACTGGAGAACAAAATATAGCTTTTGGTTCTTATTCATTAAATAAAAATACAAGTGGGCAATTTAATACAGCTGTCGGGACTTCTTCATTAAGAGTTAATACAACTGGAAATGAAAATACAGCTGTTGGTTGTAATTCATTGATTGCAAATACAACTGGGCGATTTAATACATCTGTTGGTCATAATGCATTACATAAAAATACAACTGGGAATTATAATATAGCAATTGGATTGAAATCAGGAGAAAATTATACATCATCTGAATCAAATAATATATGTATAAGTGCAACAGGAAACACAGGTGATTCAAATACAATTCGCATTGGTAGTACACATACTAATTTTTATACTCCATTACGAAATGAAACGACTTTATCGGGATATAAAAGTGTAGTCTATAATAATAATACAAAAGAACTTGCATATTCAAATACGTTAATACCAGGATCCACTGGTGAAACTGGAGCAACAGGAGCCACTGGTCCAACAGGAGCCACTGGTGAAACTGGTCCAACAGGTCCAACAGGAGCCACTGGTGAAACTGGTCCAACAGGTCCAACGGGTCCATTTGCAATAAATAATTGGGGTGGAACTGGATTTACAACCGACCTTAGTCCACAAGGTATAACAGGTAACCAAGTTTATAATGTAAATATATTAGCATCTAACACAGTAATATCCTCGAATAGTGCGACATCTAAATTTTTAATTACTGGTTGTAATACATGTGCTATTACTAACCAAGATGCTATTGTTTATTTTACAATATCTCGTCAACCAGGTTCAACAGTTACTGATTCAGGTATTAATTTGGCTAGAACAAATGGTACTACTATGACTACAAGAGTAGATGGAGCAGGTAATTATATGGCTGGATTAAATATTGCAAAACATACTGGTTTACATGTATTGTCAACATCCTATACATTAATTGATACGCCTGGTGGTACGGGTTCATATGCATATGGTATTTGGGCATATTCAACATCATCTCCAAATGCTACAACATTACAATGTGTTTCATGTAACTTAACTATCATCCAATTATCGTAACAACTTTAACTATTTTATTTGCCTCTCGAATATTTTATAAATAAAATTGAGATAAATAAAATAGCCTTTTGTATATATATCATGGACCAATTTCTTCAAAACCATGCCGCCCCATCTGCTGCGGAATCTACCCATACACGGATTGGTAACCCAGAGCTTCATGTGTACGGAGCATCTTATACAATTTTACCAACAGAAAAAGATGAATTTTACAAATTATATTATCGTCATGTATTTGAACAAGGACAGGTCGCCTATCTTACGGAAAAACAGTTGGATGTGGGTCCTATTGCAATTGACTTGGATTTCAGATACAAAGAAGCCAAACGTGCGTACACATCCAACGATATTGTTGAATTTATTGACATGGTAGTGCAGCAGTTAAATACAGTATTTACTATTACTAAAAATTTTCCAATCTATGTTTTTGAAAAACCTGACATTAATGTGCTGCCCGATAAAATTAAAGATGGAATTCATATTATCATTGGTGTAAATTTGGATAAGGTATCCAAAGGATTGTTTAGGAAAAAGATTTTGGATTGTATGAATATTTGGAATCATTTAGCAGAATCTTTAACGAACCAGTGGAATAATGTGATAGATGAACCTGTGATGAAAGGCTCTGTAGTATGGCAATTGTATGGTTCTACTAAACCTGGACATCCGGCATACAAACTGACTAAAATTTACACATGTCAAAAAGATGACGATTCCGAGTATGTTTTGCATTGTTCGAACGTAGCCACTTTCGATCTTCGTAAGGAACTACCCAAATTATCGGTTCAATATACGGAGTATGAAACGCCTCTTATCAAAGAAGCTTTTAAACCCGAATACAATCAATTTAAAAATGTTCCACGGAAAAAACTTCGAGTTGTTTCCACGGACAGTTCACCTACTGAAATTACATGCGAAGCATCCTTGAATCGAGCTATTGACAACATGTTGGGAAATAAAGCAATGGCCGATTATAAATTGCACGAGACTCATGCATATACTATGATATTACCTGCTAAATATTATGATGAGCATGATTTGTGGAGAAAAGTAGGATGGGCCTTAAAAAATACAGACCATCGATTGTTTGTTACTTGGATGAAATTTAGTAGTCAGTCGACTAAATTTTCATATGCAGATATACCTAAATATTTTGGAATGTGGTGTAATGGCGACAAGCCTGATAATGCATTGACCGATAGGTCGATTATGTTTTGGGCGAGAAATGAAAATTTGGTAGAATATGAAAAGGTAAAAGAAAAAAGTGTTTCCGTGTTTATTGATACTATTTTGAAAGAAGTGTGTACTGAATATGATTTGGCCAAAATATTGTACCAATGGTACAAAGATATGTTTGTATGTGTAAGTATCAACAACAAGTGTTGGTTTGAATATTCAAACCAACGATGGCAGGAAACGGATTCAGGTACTAGACTACGAACCTATATTAGTGATTTCAATGGTATTTACGGATTGTTTACAAAAAAACTAAAAGTGGTCAATGATGAATTAGCAGCAATGCAAGAAGGAGATGAACAAAAAGAAATTCTTGAAAAACGACAAAAGAAAATATGTACAATTATGATTGATCTTAAAAAAACGGATAAAAAAGCAAACATTATGCGTGAAGCATGTGACTTGTTTTACATCAAAGATTTTATGAATTTATTGGATTCCAAGAATCATATCTTGTGCTTCAGTAACGGAGTGATTGATTTTCAAAATAAAATTTTCCGAGGAGGATTACCAGATGATTATACATCCAAGTCGACCAATATACCGTATATTCCAATCAAAGAGTGTGATCCCAAAGTAATGGAAGAAATTAAAGAATTTATGGTTCAGTTATTTCCTGAACCTGAATTATGTGAATATATGTGGGACCATGCCGCATCTACGTTAATTGGTAAAAATAACAATCAAACATTCAACATGTATACAGGTGTTGGACGTAACGGTAAAAGTAAATTTGTTCAACTTATGTCATTAGCTCTTGGTGAATACAAAGGAACATGTCCTATTACATTGGTTACTCAAAAACGTACCAGTATTGGAAGTACTAGTTCAGAGATTGTAGATTTGATGGGCAAGAGGTATGTGGTTATGCAAGAACCATGTGAAGAAGATGAATTTAACGAAGGTATTTTAAAAGAGTTGACAGGTGACGATCCAATTCAAGGTCGTGCACTCTACAAAAATACAGTTACATTTTACCCTCAATTTACATTAGCATTGTGTTCCAATTTTGATCTTAAAATTAAAGGTAAAGATGATGGTATTTGGCGTCGTATTCGTAAATGTGCGTTCAAATCAGTGTTTACCGAGAAACCAGTAGCCAACGACCCCATTAAACCTTACCAATTCAAAGTAGATAAAAAAATCGATGAAAAATTTGAAATATGGAAAACCGTTTTCATGAGCATGTTGGTAGAACGAGCTTATGTCAATAATGGAAATGTAAAAGATTGTAAGATTGTTATGGCTACCTCAGAACAGTACAGAAAAAATCAAGATCAGTTTGCAGAATTCATATCTGATCGTATTGTGCGAGACCCAACTGGATCTGTAAAAGAAATGGAATTGTATGAAACGTTTAAAGAATGGTGGAAGTTGTTGCATGGTCACAGTATGCCAAAAGGAAAACAATTGTTCGATTATATTTCCAATACATTTGGAGCAAAAAAAGGAAGGTCATGGAAAGGAATTGCATTGATTAAAGAGCAAGAATCAGAAGATGAAATTAGTGATTTATAAATTGTAAAAATCGTACACTTTTTTATTAATTTTAATTTTTTCAGGATTGAATTCAGTCATATATAACCCTTCAAGAGAAGTAACCCGAGATAAAGCTACATAAATTTGACCGCATTCAAAAATCGAATCGCCTACGTCAATCAATGCAGAAGTTAAGGTAGACCCTTGAGATTTATGTATGGTCATTGCCCATGCATAAATCAATGGAAGTTGAGAAACACCTAATCCTGGAATATGTTCACTTTTCCAAGTATGTGGTGTAATTTCAATACTTGTATATTTAAATTGAACAATCGGATAAGTATCTTTTGAAAATCCCGTTACTACTCCTTGGCTTCCGTTGCAAATCGAAGTATTTTTCATATTTACAGTACACATCACTACAGTACCCACTTTTAAAGCAATAGAAGGTAAACATTGAATATTTTTTTGCAAATGACTTAACTCATACGTAATTTGAGGACCAGTAAAGGATGAACGAATTTTTTGTTCTGATTCAGTCATTTCTAACTCTTCTTGTTGTTCTATGGTATACATATGTTCTGCTCCATCCAAAGTAGAATAAAAATGAGTATTGATGGCATCGGCTTTCAACCGGGTAGATACAAGTTGTGTAATGTTCGATGGACAGGGGAGACCAACACGTTCTTTTAGGATAGCATATGATTTTTTAGACAATTTACCTTTGCGAAGTTCCGATAAAATGGAATGGAAAATATCATCTTGTTGTCTGAAATTTTTAATTAACTGAACAGTTTGAAACATGGGTTTCCAAAGCGGACTTTCAAAACAGAATGCTTCATTTACAGGGGGCAATTGATAAAAATCACCGCAAAATAAAAGTTGAATACCACCAAATGGACGTTTCGATTTTCGAATTGTTTGGCCAAGTTCATTAAGACGTTCAAACAAGGAAAGAGATAGCATACTTACTTCGTCTACAATTAAAATATGCAATTTTTTCCATCGATCAATCGCATATTTATTTAAGGGTTTATCCGTAATTCCGATACCTGCCCATGAATGAAGCGTAGTTGCCTTGCAATGAAGTAATAAAGCTGCACAACCGGTCATGGCACAAACTTGAATTTTTTTATTTTCTTGACAAGCATGTTCATACACGGATTGAATCCATTTGGATTTGCCTGTTCCACCAGGTCCAGTTAAAAATACATTTTTCCCAGATAAATAATGATCGAATGCTAATTGCTGTTCGTCTGAAAATGTTAACTCCATAGTATAGTAAATACATTATGGTAAAAAATACTCAATTTTAATTTATTAAAATATAATATGATACCCAAAGTAATTTATATGTGTCACAAAACATTGGAACATATTAAAAAATATTCACGTAATTGGAAAAAGTTAAACCCTGACTATGAAATAAAATTGTACGATGACCAAATGTGCAAAGATTTTTTATTAAAAGAATATTCACAACTTCATCTTGACATTTTTAATTTTTTAAAAGATGGACCTATTAAATCTGATTTTTGGAGAGTTTGTGTTATCTATAAATATGGAGGTTTATATGTAGATGCTGATATACAACCTCTTGTAGCCTTAGACAAATATATAGAATATGATGATGAGTTTGTTACCTGTATATCTATGAATTTTAAAAAAAATAAGTTACAGTTTCAACTCAATCCACATTTTTTAATGTGCAAAAAAAATGATCTTATTTTGAAGAAATGTATAGATCAATATTTGCAACAATATAAGAATAAACTTCCATATCATTATTGGGAGTGGAGTGTTTGCAAATTATTAATAGTTGAAGGTATTACTCGTAAACAATCACATATAGCTTACATTCACGGTAAAAAATACAAATTTTTGAATGAAATAAATAAAAATAATTGTGAATACAATGGAAAAGTAGTATTAAAAAATAGATATTCTTTTTATAAGAATCATAAATTTACACGAAAGAAAAGTAAAAAGATCAGTTAATGTTCTATTTAATTCTTCATTTATAATTTAGTCTATTAATGAACGTTGATATTTGTGCAGTAGTGAATATTGTTAGAAGAACAAACTATTCCACCCAAATCAATCATTATTTGACATATGAATACTAAAATTGAAAAAGAAATTAAAAAATATAATAAATACAATATGGAAATGGAACCGCCTGTCTACAAGTGCGACCGTTGTTCACGAACGTTTGATAAAGTAAAAATAGTTCAAGGTGTGTATGGAACACGGCATTGCAACAAATGTGTGAACGAACTTCGAAACCATGAAGTGCGAGAACGTGTTGCAAGTTGGACACGACCAAGTGAGGGTGAAGACACAAGTATACCTATTCAATATTTAATAAGTAATATACAAGTGTAAATAATAATGTATCAAGGTAATGGAACGCGAAGAAATTATTGTAAATTTAAAATTATTAGAATCTGTTCAAAAAATGCAAAAATTGACTACCCGTGATGTTTTTTTGAATATAGAACCTGAATCCTTGATACCTGAATGTTTTCGACGATGGAAACGGCAAGATGGACGAGACAATACCATAAAAAAAATAAATGAAATTGTCAACTGTTCAATTGTATTAGTAGAACAAAAAGATACAGCCATTAAGGATTATTTAGTAAAATCAAGTATTGGGATTGCCAATTTAAAAGAAACCTATGCTGCTTGTAAACAAACATGTGCAAGAATAGATACGATTTTAGATAAAATAAAATTAATTGATGATAAAGATGTAATTAAAGAGGTAATTAAAGAATGTTTAACAGATACTAAACAACCATGTTCAAAATCAACCAAAATAAAAACAATAGAATAATATATGGATTTTAAAAATAGAGTTGAAATTATACCCGTATTGATTTTTTCGTTAATGTTATTAGTTTCTTTTATTAATCATGATTTTGTAAAAGGAATTGTATGGTTGGTCTTTACTATTGTTGGATTAAGTGCTATTGGCTACGCCGTTAAAATATTTAATCCAGAAAGTATGAATCCAGGTTGGCAAAAAGTAACCATATTTCCAATGTTTTCCACTTTTTACAATACATGTTCATTATCATCCTTCTTAATCATGTATACTTTTTTGTATTTATATTTACCGATGGCCCATGCTAAAAATATTAATTATTCAGTAGTTGCTCTTTTTATCTTTTTTTACGTTTCTGATATTTTAGGAAGACGGTATATTAAATTGGGGGATATTCCAAATTATGATGGAATAGGAACGTTTACAGGAACAATTGTAGGTATAACCTATGGTATTGTTTGTTATTCGATTGTTTCCGTTGCAGGAGATCGGTTAACCTATTTCAGTAGATCAGCATCAAATAATGAATATTGTTCCAAACCTAGAAAACAACAATTTAAATGCAATGTGTACAAAAATGGACAAGTTATATCATCTCTTTAAAAAGGTAAATTGGTAATAAGATGATTGTTTTCTTTTTGTTTTTCAATTTGTAAAGAACGAATACGATTCATAATAAATACTCGGTCTTCTTCTTGTTTCTTTTTTTTTAAAGCAGGAGATTGTTTTCCTTTGTATTTATAATATAGAACGAAAGATATACTAGATACGAATAGGACAAATAGGACAATGTTCAAAATCCATGTATGATATTGTAATTTATATTCTTTGCAATTTTTGAAAGATTCAACAAAATAGTGACGAATGCCTGGTTCGGTTAAATGCTCCATAATGTTAAATAAGTATATTTTTTAATACTTATTTAAACTATGGCAAATATGACAAATGAAATAGGAACATTTTTTTGGTTATCTTTTATTTTCATGTTTATCAAATATAAAATAGACTTACCCTTTTATGGTACTACATTTTTTGTAGTTATTGTTATGATATTTATGTATTTCATCAACAGTACTATTTTACAACAACATTGTGGAAATGTAGATTCTCTTGTACTATTTAAATCCACACTATTACCGTGGATATTAATATTTGCAAATTTAGCGTTTGTGTTGAGTAAAGCTCCATCATGGTTGACGCCATTTTCAAATACATTTGGGTTGTTGGTTGCACGATTTGTAGGATGTAATGCTGCTTTTTTAGAAATGTTGATTCCACAAGAAAAAAATACCAATATGTTACATTATGTTTATAATGATCCATCATTAATCATCAATCGGTTTACTATGGTAAATTTCGAAGAAACAATTCAATCATTGTCTCATATTATTGATAAAAACAATGTAACTAAAATTGCAGAGTTTAAACAGTTTGTAAAATTAAAAGAAATTGTATCGGAATGGATTTGGTATATGTTAACGGCATCCATTACGATTAGCATATCATACAATAGTTTAATTACAAGCAAATGCAACAAAACGACTTCTCAATATATAGATTCCCATAATAATGCATTGGCAGAAACTACACCTGAAGTAACACCTTCAGTCTACACCATTACTTAATAATCGTTTTATTTGTTATTTTTTATAAATTATACCGGTATTGAAGTATTCTACCGCCATGATAACAAAAAATGGCAAGAATAAAAACAACTAACCATAACGGGAATACTGTTTTTTTACGATAGCCTACACCAAATTGACGAAGAGATCCATCTTTATTGTAAATAAAAGTGGGTTGACTCCATAATAATAATCCAAACATGAAAACAAATAAAAAAATAGATATGCTTAAATGATTCATACAATGAAACATTATTTTATTTTTAACATTTATTCATCATTGCCTCCATCGTTACCATCTTCACCATCATTGCCATCGTCCCCTTTATCTCCTGCATCACCTTTCGATTTGTCCCCGTCTGCCATCAATGCATCTTCAATACGGGATGTAAATTGTGCAATATTATAGGATGTTTTTGTAATTTCAGTTTCAATAATAGAATTTAATGTTTGTTCAATCGGAGAACGTTGTTTGCTGGTACGAACAAAGTTTTGTCGTTCTACACTTTGTCGAACCGACATTCGTTTTTTAATATCTGAATAATCAGGAATGTTTAATTCAGATTTTAGTTTTGAATTTACAAATTGAACTATATCTTTGGGTAAATTTCTGCAAATTGTATATAAATAATAAATAAGTATTAGTTTAGTTTTTTCAGTAAGAGGCTGTTTTAATTCTTCTAAAATAGCTTGACTGTCCAAAAATGTGTTCCCCCATTTATCATTGTAAATAACATCTTTATAGTAATTATTCAATACTCTTTCTATTGTATCACGATGGGTTGGTGCAATAATAAAAATTTGTGTAATAGGAATAGCATTGATTTTGAGAGAATTGGTTTCTGTGAGCGTTGCATAAAATTGAGTAACAGTTTTGATATAATTGGCAAAATAGAGAGGAGGATATTTTTTTATAATATCGTTGACTGTTTTACTAGATAATTCTTGAAGTATAGTTTGTAATTGTCCAATTTGTCGCTTGATAGCATCTAATGGTTCGATCGTTTTATATTCTTCGTGTATGTCTGGATATTTTTTCATAGGAATAAGTTCAGGTTGTATATCAAAATGAAATTCAATGTCAGGTGTTGGTGGAAAATTTACCTTTTGAATATAAGACTCAAACTCTTGTCCTATTTGTTTTTGTTTTGGAAGTTTTAAATCTACAAATGTTTGGTTAATACGTTTCAATTCCCCATTTACACTATGGATAGGTATACTTTGTTGAATTTGAGCTTTAATTGTACTTAATACGGGGTGTTTTGAATCTGAAAACGGCATAAACGTTTCTTCACTGTCATCCTCCCCATTTTTTCTTTTTTTTGCTTTTGTGTTTATTTTTATTTTTGAAACATCTTGTTTGTATTTGTTATCTATTGTAGTACACAATTTTGCAATCAAAGGGGCATATTTTTGAATGCTAGATAAAAAGGAAAAGGGAGTCGTTGTTCCTATAAATCCCAAATCGATCTTGTTAATGTTTTTATTTTTAGCTATTTCATCTAGTATTTTATCACATGGTACGTTAAATTGGATAAATACATAAATAAGTAATGATAACAAATAATTAGGGGATATTTTGGTAGTTTTGGTAGTAATATTGTAGGTAGAACTCATATCGTTAACAAAAGGAAGTATGGTATGCCGACTCAACAATGGCTTGTTGATAATTTCTTTCCATACAATTTGAATATGGGTTTCTATATAGACTTGATCAGGTGTAAATTCAAGAGGTGCTGATTCTTCCAAATCTAATCGTGCAGACCGAATCATTTCATCAAACGATTGAACCCGTTCAATGGGAGCAAGAGACAATCCTGTGAATTTATCTTTATAATATCCGTCTTCAATCGAAATAGAAAGAGAAGAACGACAATAATTATACAACAATGTATGGTATTCGTCTACGTTGGTAAGATAAGCATCTGCTAATATTTTAAATAAGATCGGAACTAATGGGGTACTTGTTGTGTTGCATATATAAATTTGTGTACTCTTATCCAACGTAGTATATTTGGTTAGAAATTGAAGCAATGTAGTATACCTTTTTGTCAATGGATAAGACATGATTTGATAGAACATTTCATACGTAGGTGGCAATCGTTCCACACTTTCAAACAAACTATGTACTTGATTTAATTTATTGTTGTATTTTAACAACTGATTTGTAGTATATTTTATTTTTTTGTTCAATAACGATTTGTCTATTTTGTTTGGTTGGTCTACGTTGGAAGAGTGGTATAAAGATAATGTAAAATTCTTTAATTTGCCAGGTCCGTCTGTTTCATCACACTCTTTTTTCAATTCGCATGTAGGTTCAGGTGGTTTCATAATAAACGCTGATTCATCTTTCGTTGGTTTTGGTAACGGCTCTATTTTAGGGGAGGGAGTAAGTTGTGAAACAACAAATGTGTTGGCAGAATCTTGAGATAATGCATAGGCGTACAATTCTGATGTAGAGACGTATATTTTTTGATATGGTTCGTTTACCGACAATACACTATTTGTAGAGGCTTGTGTATCTTGTGATTTTCTGCTTAAAAATGTTTTGATATGTTTTGCAATACGTGCTTGTATTTTGACAATAGAAGAGTGTTGTATTTGGTTAGAATAAATATGATAGGGTTCTAATGTACGTATAAACTCGTACAATGAAAAAGTGGGTAATCCAGATTGTTGTATGAGTTGGTCTAAGGTAGGAATAAATGTTTTATAATTATCTACTTGTTTATAAGTAAAAGAAGGATCGCAAAGAACATTGAATAAATGATAATGGGCTATCATGTTCAAATTCGTTTTCTGAATCAACGGTGTTTCAGGCAAGTAATATTTAGAAAATGGAATAGAAGTTGGTGGTAAAACAGCATAACCAGTAACAGGTAATGATTCATCGATTACATACGTTAACCCATTTTGTATTTTTTTGCCCCAATTCGTTTCTTTTTCTTTGGAAGCAGTAATACCTTCAAATTGTAAAATGACCGATTCTGGAAATAAATAAGTGCGTGGTACTTGTTTGTAAGGATATTTTTTATCCAAAACACGAAGTACAGTATTGTATAACGATTGAACTGTATCATAGGATATTTCTTTGTTGGTAACTAATGATTTTTTGTAACACATAAGGGTCCCTTCTAAACTTTTTTTGAACGTTTCAATATTAGCTAATTTTGTAGTTGCATCTGTAACAGGATAAATCCATGCTAAATTGGTTTGGTCTGGAGTTAAACTTGTACCATAAGGGTGTAATAACATTAATTCACGATACCGTTGTGCATACAGTGGTCCATCCAACTGAATGAAATTTAAATATTGTAAAATAGCATTAATTTGTATTTCAAGAGTATATCTACATTTAGATTCGTCAATGTTATAACTGACTACCGTATACGTTTTATCTTCTTCTACTTCTTCATCTAAATCATGTGTTTGTTTTCGTTTTATTTCTAAAATACCAAGTGGTATACTTGATTGATATTTGAAATTGATATAAATGAAATCTTGTGATTCTAATTGCAATGTAAGACAATCACCCACAATTTCAGTAATTTTAGCCTCTATTTCAGAATCATCATCAAATGTTATTAATAATAGATCATGTATTTTGTAGCGTTTTTTAAAAATATAACTAGAATAATTAAAATAGGCATCTATTTTAGAAGTATCGTATTCATCTTTACGTTTTATTCTAGTAACATGTGTTACTTCTGAGGTTGGAATATACTGAATAGTTGGAGGTACAAATAAAAGTATTTCACCATCTATCATAGAATGAAAACTACCTATTATTTGTACAGAATCTTTTAGGGTTATTTTTATGATATCATATTGTTGTACTTCGTTCATTATTATATTAGAAGAAAATATAAAGATTTCGTGTTTATCTACTTATATGTACAATATTCCTGAATTATCATTTCAGTCAACCCAATTTGGAGATTATGCATTGGTGAATTATAAGAAGCATGA